TAGCTTTGCTTTTTACTACTATCGGCAAACTTTTCATCAGCTCTTTGGTTTATCAACCTTTCATATTCTGCACCAGTTTCATATTCATCTGAATCACTTTGTATATCTCTTGCGTCTATCCATAACTCATTTCTGTTCCAACCTTTTTTGTTATAACCTTCATCTTGATATGATACAAACCACTTCCTTAGTGTTCCTTCTCCCTCTCCTGCGATATAAGCCACGTTACAAAAGTCTTTTGTATTTAGTGTATAATCTGTTCTTGCTATGTTACTTAAACCTTGTGAAAATATAACTGCTGCGTTTCCTTCAGCGTTTCCTCTTCTTCTATCATTTCCTGTTGATATAACAAGATTCCATTTTTGAATGTTTGTTTTTATTCCATCTACTTCTTTTTCTGTTTCTACAACTGGCGTTAAAAACAATCCTAATTTGTCCTGTTCCATATGTTCTTCTATTGCATCCCATATATAACCACCAGTTATTTGTTTGTCTACGTTGGAACATTTATTTTTTATCAATTCATCACTATTATAAGATATAGCAATGTTTATATATCTGTTACTTTCTTTATCACTTGTTATTTCACTTTCAACTAGACCTTTTATAAGTCCTGCTGTATTACCTTTGTAATTTATTGTACCAGATACCACTCTTTTTGTCAAGATGTAATTTGCAAGTCTACCAGATAATTCAACTGTTCTTTCATATTCGCTATCACTTTCTTTTTTTATGTTTTCTATCTTTCCAAAAACTGTTCCATCAAACAAAATAAAAAAATCTTGTGATGCATCAAGCAAATATAGATTCTCTTCCGCAAGTCTTACATTTACTTTAAATGTTCCAACACCTCTGAATTTTTCTACATACTGTACAAATGTATATTTTCGTAATACGTCAATCTTTTTTAAATCACTGTTTAAAATCTCTATCATATCACATACCTCGCACATTAAAATATCTTTCTGTAAACTCTATAGATACCTCTATATTATTAACATAATCTTCTGCTACAGAATATGCATAAAAGTTACTCCCTTGCTTTATTTGAAAGAATTTGCTTTTTGGTTTTAAATTACCAATTACGGAAATATCTGTTGCTGTAGATATATCATGTTTTACTGCATTTTCTTCACCGATATCTGTTGTTATTGTTATGTAGTCCCCAGTATCTAATGTTATGTCATAAAATTCTAAAAACTCATTTGTGTTAACATTATATATTTTTGGGTTTTTTACTATACCACCATTGGCTTTTATTCTAATAATGCAACCAACATCTGCATCACCATTATTTTCTATGCTTATTGATTGCCGCCTAAATATTTCTCCAAATATAACTTTTTCTGGTGGAATTACTAACGGAAAATGAAAACCACTAGAAATCATTGCAAGACTTATAAATTTACTTCCTTTGTAGAATAGTGAATTGTAACATTCAAATTCCAAAGAAAAATAACATAACACCTCATTATTTTCTTTCATATCTGTAGAATATTTCGGTGATTGTGTTGGTCTTGCTTTAAGAAAATATTCACCAACTATAATCAAAACATCTTGATATACAGATATAAGTTTGTCCAGTTTCATTTTATTTTCCTGTATAGCTTTTTCCTGTTTCTCAAAGTATTCTTTCCATGTCATTCCTAGAATTTCTTCTTGCTCTAAATTAGCTGTAATATAACCAGTAACGGTAGGTTTTCTTGTTCCTACCGTTACACCAGATAATGTCGTACCAACTTGAAACGGTACTCTATATGAATCCATGGAAACAGATGGCATATCCCAGTCTATTGTATCAATAATAAAAGGTGGCTTATCTGCAACAAATTCTAAGATATCATTTGTTTTCATATTCTGTATACTTAACTGTTTTATCAACTTTTATCACCTCTTTATATTCCATATAAAAGCTCTTTTTTTGCTCTTTTCATCTGCCTTGCATACTCATATGCATCTGGCTTCGTGTTGTAGAAATTAAACGTATCACCACCCTGTCCTCTACGTCCTTCATTATACTCTTTGTTTTCCTGTGCTGTCAATACTCTTTCTCCTTTATGAAGTTCTGCAATATATCCATTATACGGAACATAGTCGAGTCCATTTGCGTGTCTGCCTTTTACGCTTGCGGCGGCACTCTTAGCACTGTTAGCACTTCCTACAACGCTGTTAAATCCTTCTACTATTCCAGATATAAAAGATTTTATTGAGCTTGCAAAACCAGATACCCAACCGAGTATAGAATTTCCTACACTTCTTATGCCATCCCATAATGCATTAAAAGCCGCCGCACCTACACTTCTAAGCTGTGAACCTAATTGACTTACCTTTGCAGGAATTTGAGATAATATACCCCACACTTTTGATGGTAAGCTTGTAACAATTCCAACTACTGTAGAAACAAAACTGGTAATTGCGGCACGTCCACTTGATACCATTTGTGAACCCCATGCAACAACTTTTTGAAATGTTTGTGCAAGAAAATTCCATATTCTACCGGGTAACTGTGAAAAAAATTCTCCAACTGTTTGTAAAAAGTTACTTCCAACTTCTATTCCCTTTTGTATCATATTAGAACCCCATTCAGTTACCTTGTTATATGTGTTTACAAGCCACTCCCATACCCTGCTTGGTAATTCTTGGAAGAACGTCACAACACTGTTTATAAACTCTGGTATCGCTGTTGTCGCCCATTCTATTGCACTTGTCGCAAATAGATATAAATGCCCTAACATTTCTCCTACCATGATTCCTAAATTATTAGGTAACTCCTGTAAGAATGTTATTACATTTTGCACAAAACTTGGAATCGTTACTGTTGCGAATTGTTCTATTCCTTGTGGTAATGTTACGGTAAAAAATTCTATAACATTTTGCACTATCTCTTGACATTTATCCTTAAATTCCCCAATCTTTTGTTTTGCATTTTCAAACACTTCTGAAACTTTTTCTTTAAATATTTCAAAGGCTTGTGGTACTGTTTCTGTAAAAAATGTTTTTAAATCTTCTACAAGGTTGTTTATAAAATTTCTAAATGTTTCACTCTTCTTGTATGCTATAACAAATGCCGCTACAAGTGCTGTTATAGCCGCTATAACCAATGTTATTGGACTTGTTAAAAATCCTATTGCACCAGCTAACATTGTCACACCAGTTGAAGCTCCTGCCGCACTCAATGCGGCGGTATTTAAACCAAATGCAAACACCGTAGATAAAGCACCACCAACTGTTGTTATTATTCCGATAATAGAACTAAGAAGGGAAAACACTTTAGAGCCTATCAACATTACTGGCGCAATTGCTGTAAGTATAAGTCCTATTTTTACAATTAAATCTTGTTGCGAATCTGATAAACTGTTAAACTTTTCTACAAGTCCTGTTATCCATTCTGCTAATTCTCTTATATATGGCGTTAACCTTTCTCCAATTGTTATTCCTGCACTTTCCAATGCACTTTTTAATAATGTTACCGCGCCACCCAAATTATCCTGCATTGTATCTGCCATTTCTTGTGATGCACCAGTACAATTCTGTATGCTTTCTGAAAGCTTTTGATAATCTTCGTCACTAGCATTAACTATCGCAAGTATCCCTGACATACCTTCTTGCCCTGCTAACATAGCCGCATAACTAGCTTTTTGGTCTTCTGTTAAACCAGACATAGAACTTCTAACTTGTCTTAAAACATCGTCTAAACTTTTCATAGAGCCATCAGAATTTGTAACACTTATGCCTAATGCGTCCATTGCTGTTCCAGATTCTTTTGTAGGTTTTACAAGCCTTGTTATTGTACTTCTTAATGCTGTTCCTGCTTGTTCACCTTTTATACCTGCATTTGCCATTAAACCTATAGCAACCGCTGTATCTTCTATACTGTAACCCATTGCACCTGCTATTGGTGCAACATACTTAAAAGTAGCACCCATTAACGAAACATTTGTATTACTTCGTGAACTTGCTTCTGCCAAAACATCTGAAAAATGTTCTGCATTGCTTACTTCTACATTGTAACCATTTTTTAAAACTTTTGTTGTACCATCAGCGGCAAGTCCAAATGCTGTCATTGCATCAGTTACGATATCTGATACAGTACCTAAATCTTCACCACTTGCGGCGGCAAGGTTCATAACACCAGAAATACTATTCAGCATATCTTTTGTATCCCAACCTGCCATTGCCATGTATTTGAAAGCTTCTGCGCTTTCTGTTGCGCTAAATTTTGTTTTAGCACCCATTTCTATTGCTTTATCTCTTAACTGTGTAAATTGTGTCCCTGTTGCTCCGCTTATTGCTTTTACTTCTGACATTGCACTGTCAAATGAGCTTGCTACTTTTACAGCCGCTGTTCCAACACCTAATAATGGTAATGTTACACCTTTGGCTAGTCCACTTCCAACGGTATTTAAGGCACTTGAAAATCCTTTAAATTTTTGTCCTGCTGTTGCGCTTTTATCTCCAAATACCTTTAAATCATTATAGGCACTCGTAAAACCTTTAGAGAATTTAGAGGTATCTAATTCGAGGTAAGCTATAGCAGAACCCATGTTTATTGCCATGATTATTTACCTCCAAATTTTTTATAAAATTCCGTAAAATTACTATATTCTTCTTGTTCTTCTTCTCTTTGTTCTCTATATATCGGTTTCTCTTCATTCTGTAAACGTAACATTATTTCTGCACATGCTTCGTTAAAACAAAAAGCTGTATAAATGTCCTCTATGCCCATAATATCACTAGGCAGACAATTATACAGCTTTGACATGGACAGTATACTCTCTATCTTTTTACTCTGTACGAAATGATTCTAATGCTTTTACCCCCTGCTGAGAATAATTAAATAAGAACATCATTTGTTCATCTGTAAGCTCTAAACCTACACTTTTAATTTCTTCATATGTTGGTTCTACAAGCGTTTCCTTTGCAATAAGGTCTAATACATCATACAACTGTTTCATTGTATCTTCTTCCTCTGCATCAAGTCCTGCTCCATTTTGCAAGAATAATTCATTTGCTTTTACAAGTAGTGAGTTAGGAATCTTTCCTTGTTTCGCCATTCCTAAGATAGATGGACGTTTTAATCTTGCAATAAGTGGTTGTCCTTCTGCAAAAGGCGGCATCTCCACAACTGTTCCATTTGCATAATTTTTTAAATCTTCAATACTTGTTACGTTTACTTCTCTCTTTTTTACTGCCATGTTATATTCTCCTTGTTTTTATCTACATTGTTGTTAATGCACCGTTATCTACAACTGCAATACCATTATCATTTGTTTCAATACTTTGCTGTTCTGCGGTAAATTCTGTCAAGTTAGGTAATTGTTCTACATACTGTATCATATATGGCGCTTGACCTGTTTTTGGTGCGCTATTTATTGTATACTCTGGAACTCTGAATACGTCATCCTCTGTATTTATTGTAACAGGCGTTCCTTGGCAATTCGGATATGTTATCTTTTCATACATTGTAATTTGCCCGGATGCATCATATACTGCCGAATAACAATCAAGTTCAAATATTTCTCCTTTATCTGCACTACCTGCGACTGGTGGCGTATATTTAAGTGTTGTGCCACTTCCTTCTATTGTTCCACCTTGAAAAATCTTTACAAGTTCTGGAATGAATACATTATCTGTTAATGTAATCTGGTGTCCTGTGATTGTTGTTGTGCTAGGTTTCTGCGATAATAACTTTCCTAGCTTTACAAGTTTGATCGCATCTACTGTATCTGTTTGCGGTTCTACCGCAATTTTATTAGCCGTATCAACTGCAATCTCCATTCCACTATCTTCTGTACCAGTTCTTACTATAACAAGTGCAACGTCTATAGTAGGAATACCTACAGCTTTCTTTTTTGTTCTAGGCATTATTTATTCTCCTTTCAATATTGTTCTATCTTTCTGCATCCTGCATATTGGAAACTCTTCATATGTCCTTTTACATCAGAATCATAAAAGCTTGCTGTTTCATTTCCTACATACATTATTGTTGGATACATTTTTTTTAACTTTTGTTTTGTTTCATATATTAGACTTTCAAGCCTACTGTAATTATTTTGCGGAACATAACACATTATGGTATATAATGGTCTTTCACTGGATACAGTTAATGGAACTGTTATATCTTCCAATTTAACAACCACATATTCTTTTATACATTCTCCACTGTGCTGTGACGGAAAAAATGTTTCTGTCCCATCTTCCGCAATTGTATCATATATTTGTTTTAATATACTCATGGTCTTAAATACTTTAATAACTCCTTGTATCCTTCTAATACTTCTTGACTTTCTGCATTTACAGTCTTTTGTAGTATTGCATATCTTTTTTCGTGGCACAATTCCAAATATACCCCATAATCAACGCCATGACCTATATAGACTCTTGTTTTATTGCTCAATGTTTCAACCCATCCTGTGAGCCTTTGTCTTGCGTGACCTGTTCTATCTGTCCATGGTCTATTTTGCTTTGCATAATTTTGAAATTTCTTTGCACCTTCATTTGCAAACATTTTAATAGCAATTTGCGACTTTGTTTCTGCACTCTGTAAATTCGCTAAAAGCTTTGAAGCATCTAGTCTAATTCCTGCCATCTTGTACCAACTCCAAAGATAAATCTACAACCATGTTATACTCTTGTATGTTATTCTTGTCTATAATGTTATATCTGTTATCATTTATTATAACAAACATTCCATTTTCAATTTGTTCTGAGCCTTCCATGCATACCATTAACATCGGTTGTGACTTTGCTCTTACTTTTGTTCCATCACTTACTGTTTGTGTTGTGTATCCCTTTGTAATGTGGAATAAACCACTAACCTTTTGAATCTCTTCAATATCGCTAGTGGTTTCTCCATATTTGTCTGTTTTCTGCTTGTACACGGTATATTCTTCACCATGCATCTGAATCTCTCTTTTTACTTTGTAAAGCTCTGTAAAGAGCTTTCCACTTCTCATATCAACACCCCACTATTTGTTTCAATATACCTAGATGCCAACATTTTAAAATAACTGGAACTATCTTTTGTGGTAAGTCCACTTACATTCAAGCCTGTAGTTTCTGCTTTTAATATCAACCCTTCATAGCTTGCTTTATTCACATTCCCATTATTTTTTTCCAACAAATAGAGAAGTTCTTCGTTTGTAAAATACGGGGTTTGTTCTTCACGTAAATTAAATTTTAACTTTTCAAGATTGTCCATGTTAGCACCTCCAATATTTACATATTTTGTTCTCTAATGGCGTTTTGAATAATCTGTCTTGCTTCTCTTACATTCTTTGCAGAAGAGGTATCAATGTTATGTTCTTCTGCATACTTCATAAGCTGTTCTTTATTCATCTCTGAAACAGGAACTTCTGTTTCTACAGCTTCATGTTCTATTTCTTCGGAAAAATCATCAACAATTCCTTCTTTTGTTTTCTTTGTTTCTCCTACAAGTCTATATCCTTTTTTCTTAAAAATGCTATCATAAGCACTTTTAGAAACTTTAATATAATGTCTGTTTTTTACTGCTTCTACAAATGCCATATTTTTCCCCTCCTAAACTGTTGTATCAATAATGTACACTTGGTCTGCTGTTGGGAAATCTGGCAAACAAATCATTGTTACTTTTGTTTCTACGGTAACTGGGTCTGGAACTTTGATGGTAGTAACAGCAACACCAGTGTCGGTAATGTTTACATTTGCAACACTTCCAGCCATAAGGTCAGATTCTTCTGGTGTTGTTCCAAACCATGTATTACCAAGTTTTCCAGATGGGAACATCACAAACACATCATCAGGAATATACTTCTGTGCTGTTCCATCTTCATCTTTATACCGTTTATCATTAACTGCAATTTCAAGTCCGAGTTCATCAGAAATGTATTGTTTAATTTTCTGGTCGGAAACAAATCCAACACCATCTGTAAGTGTAAGGATAGATTTTTTAATTTCTGTATTGATTCTGAAATTTGCAAATACTTTTGAATTACAAACTGCTCTTTCTGGTGTAACTCCGGTATCTTCTACAATTTTATTGATACCATCTCTGATATCATCCATAATCGTTGCTGTTGGGTCACTCCATGACTTCTTAACTGTTACTTTGTGCGACTGTGGCATCTGATAATCATATTCATATGCCTGTCCATTGCCCTCCATAACAATAGTACCTGTAGTGAGTGCCATCATACGCATACGCTCTCTCTGTGCCGCCGCACCTTCAAGAAGTTGTGTTTCGTCTGCAAAAATTCTATTTACAATTGCATCAATGTAAGCCTGATTTCCACTTTCGATAACCTTGTTAAGTTCCTGTCTTAATTCTTCATCAATGTACAATGACTCTTTAAAAAATGGCATTTCTGCACTAAGCTTTTCAAAACCAATTCTGGCTCTCGGAATAGCCGCTACATCATATGCGCTTGGTTTTAAAACTACCGGAAGTCCATTAGAACCCTTTAACCATTTAAGGTCAAGTCCGATCTTTTTATCATCCGGGAAAAGTTCTTCCCCCATATATGGTTCTCTATCTTGCTGTAAAAGTTCCCAATATGTTACTATTTCTTCACTGAGAATTAAATCATAAATAGTCATGTCTGTTTATTCCTCCTTATTTGTTATTAACAAGCCACAAACTTAATCATTGGAAGTGCGGCTTTGACCTCTGTTGTGATTTTTGCTTTTGTTGTTTCGTCAATTCGGTTTGTATTAACAAATCCAAATAAAAGAACTGTTCCATTGTTATCATCGTCTGTTACATCAACATCATGTAAAAGAATACCAACTGCATTTGAAGCTCCTGTTGTTGTAGCGGCTGGCGTAAATGCTGTTGTTCTTTCATCAAGGTTTCCTGTTACTGGTGTTCCTGCTTTCGCAATTTTTCTTCCATTCTCTGCAACACCACAGGTAGTATCTACAACAATACCCATTGATACCTGATGTTCTACTGCAAAAAGAATCTGATTTTTGTTTCCATATGTTTCTTTCATAATTCCTGTATTGTTAAACATTTATTTTCCTCCTTAATATTATTTGCTGAAATAATGACTTTTTGGTTTTACTCTATTTGCAAGTAATCTTTCTGCCATTGTTCCTTTATGCTGGTTTTTCTGTTTTTCTGCACTCTTATTATCATCGGTGTTTGTTTCCGGCTTTTTGTTTACTCTTTTTCTTGTTACTGTTCCTTTTTGCTTTTCTTCTTCATCTTCATTTGAAAAATAAACCTTTCCACTTGTGCTGTCTTTAATTTCTGCAATGATAGCGTTAATATCTTTATCTTTTGTTACCTTCGCTTTTGCAATAATAACTAAATCATCTACAAGCTCTGGTTTTGCACCTAACTGAATTGCGGATAACTTTGCCTCTGCCATAATACGAGCTTCACGTTCTGCGACAAGCTCTTTTGTTGTAGCTGTAAGAGTATCATTAGACCTTTCTAAATCTGTTTTGTTCTTCTCTTCCTCTTCTTTTGCTTTTGTAACAATACCTTTAAGGGTATCACCATCTTCAACACCTAATTCTTTCAAATACTCTGCAATTGCATCATTTTTTACTTTCTCGGTGTCAACCGCATTTGTATTTGTGTTCTGTGAATTAGTATTTACATTTTGCTGTGTATTCTGGTTTCCATCTCCATTTTTATTTGTTACATTATCTCCATTTGTGTTTACATTTGTATTTGTTTCTGCCATTTGCTTTTTCCCTTTCTAAAACTCTTTACTATACTTTGCTTCAAGTATTCTTGTTTCTCTTTCTAATCGTTTTTGCTTCTTCTCTACTGCTTTCATTTCTCTTTTGTATTGGTGTTCATCTCTTATAGTTTGTAACTTTGCAACATGTTTTCTTATTTGCTTTTTTAATACAAGTGTACTTTGTGTATCATAATAAGCATCGAACTTCTCATTGCAAAACGGACATTCTATAAATGTCTTTGTTACTTCTGTATTGCCTACAACTTTTTGTTCCTGTTTTAGCGTTAAATCAAATTCCTTGTGGCACTTATCACAAGTTACTTTCAATTATATCACCAACCTTTTCAAATGTCAAGCACTCTGTAACAATTTTTTCATTTTCATCAAAATATTTTTTTCCTGCACAAATCTCTTTTAATTTCTCCCTATCTTCTCTAACCTTCTTCATAAGTCTATCTTTTTTCTTAATATCTTTTGGGGATACAGTCTGCCCTTTTACATTCTTCTTTGCAACCTCAATAATTAGCTTTTTAAGACGTTTAAATTCTTTAAGGGTATTTTTATCATCTATCTGTACAAAATCCCTTGTATGGCATCTTACACAATCACAATACATAAGTTTGTAAAAATTACCATATTCATCGTGTACGTCCTTTCTAATAAGGTTGCTAGAATCAACCTCAAAAACTTCTCCGCATTTTTTACATACTCTCTTAATTTCCATAGCTGTTCTCACATTCCTTTCTACTGTATAAAATCCAAAACATATCTATCTATATCTGGATAAGTTCCTGTAGGACTATTATACCACATTCCAATCTTTTGTGCAATTGTTTTCATATCATCCGGCATTACTGCTTCAAATGTACACATTCCATTCGGATGGTCTAATGGCAACGCATCTTTAGGAAATACTCCTTCACCTAGTCCATATTGGTCTGTTTCTGCTCTTTCTCTGCATATATCACACACACGACCATGAAAGTTGCTTGTAAGCCATCTATAGCCAATAACAAATGGGTCGTTTCTATTCACATTTTCAAAACTTTGTTGGTATGCATGGCTTATCATTGTTCTTGCTAAACGCTGTGCATTGTAGTCAACTTTTCCAAAATAGAATGTATCTTTTATCTTTTCTCCAACATATTGCGCCCTTCCTGCTTCTACGTCACTTTGTCTTGCTATTCTCCAACTCTGTATTGTTCTGCTTTTCTTTTGTGCGCTTGGTTCTACATAACTTTCAAGCTCTTTTGCTATTTCTAATGCACTTTTTCCTTGTGCCGTTCCGATAGATATAATTCTGTCCAAACTATCTTGTGTTTTTTTGTTATATCCCCATATTGCGGCACTAAGACTCCAATCATCTTGATATATATTACCGTTAATAATATTCCTTACAACCATATCTGGAACATATTGAAATGCATTGTGTATATCAGAATTTTTAAATCCGCATTGTTTTAAGAAATCTCGAATATCAACAACTACTTCATTGCAAACTGTATTCATACTTCGTATAACTCCACCTTTTATATCTCTGTTTAACTGTTCTATTCTTTGTTTAATATCACGTTTTAAGATTATAAGATTTTGTTTCTGGTAATTTGTATCATTCATATTTGCAACTTTTTTAGAAACATCTTTGTATAATTGCCTATACATTTTTTGTATTTCTCTTTGCATTTGCATTGTAGTTGTATTTCTTACTTCCTCTGCATTTTTTAGCCTAAACTTCTGTGCCATTCTGTTCACCCAACTTTGTTTGTGTTTCTATATCATCAATATTGTTTTGAACTTCACCTTCTGTTGTTTGTTTATCCAGTTCACTTTGTACTTGTGTATTCATGCTCATACTGTCGAACATATTCAATTCAACTGCAATCTGCATAAGTTCCTTCTCAATCTGTTCATCTGTTTTAAACTCTTCTTTACGCCACTTTTTAATATAGGACTTTCTACTTCGTGCATTAGCGGCTATCTCAGCAAGGTCTGAGTCTTTTTCTGTTTCTTCATCTTCCATCAATGCATAATTTTCTACTACCTGTATGTTGTACTGTATTTCTGCAAGTGTTGGAATAACATACAATGTTGAAACAATATCTTTATTCAATTTAGCAAGGTCTAATATTGTTTCAACAATAAACTCTAATGCAGGACGCCATGCTTTCATCTTTTCATCACATCTAACTTGTAACGGATAATACAACGCTTTCAATGCTTTACCGCTTGTTATTGTTCCTGCCATTGTTTCTTCACTTATGTTTGGAACATCCACTTCGTTATACATAGCTGTTTTAATTCTTGTGAGCGTTTCTTTTACTGCTTCTGTATGGTTCATTTGTGGTGCTAATGTTCCAACCATAGGAGACTTGTTATCAATATTTTGATTCGTTTGTAAATCCCAGTAAGCACCAGCACCACTTGGAAGATTTTTTGTCGTGTTTGGACTCATATCTACAGTATATCGAATAGGGTTCATACCTTTTCTTTCACTGTCAATGTCACCGTTACTTAGTCTGCTATATCCTTCCTCATAGTATGCTAAACTTTCCATTTCAGACACACCACGTTTATCTTGCAATGTCCCATCGTTAAAAATAACAATTGCCGGAATATACTCTAATTCTGTTTTTATTTCTGCAATAAGCTCCTCTACTGGTTTACCAGAACCATTGTATAGTATAGAACTCATATATATTGCGTTTTCTCTTTCTTCATACCTGTTTACAAGGTATAATCTTTCACTGGTTGTTTTGCTTTCACTCACATTTTCAAAACTTATAAACTTTGTTAATCTATCAGAACCATATTCTGTTTCATAATAGAATTGCAAACTGTTATAAAAATGTGTTTGTATTCCATCTTCTTCCGAAAAATCAACTAAACACGCAACACGCTTACCGATAAAACAATCTTTTGCACTCTGTAATAATGCTCTTGAAAAATTATTGTTTTTATTATTTAAAACCTTATCAACTAACTTTTGATACTCTTGTGCTTCTGCATTTGCTTGTTCTGTTACATCTATTGGTTGTACATAGAAATCTGGTGTTTGTGAAAACATAAATCTTGCTTCTTTGTCTATCAATGTTTTCGCAATCTTGAATTTAATGTTTGATGGAACATAATCTCCGGCACTACCTTCTGTATAAAATTTAGCACCTTCTTTATAATCTATATAGTTCTGTTGTATTTGTAACAATTCTCTTGTATATATATTATATCCTGTTTTTATCTCATTTCTTAAAACAAAATAAGGAAAATTACATAACGCTGTAGTTACTTCTACTCCATATTGTTTACCTTTCACTGTTATACTCCTTTCTTTTGTTGTTAATATTATTATATATTGTTATTTTATGTTTGTCAATATATATTATATATAATATTCTTTTTATTTATTTCTTTTATACTTTTACAAGCTTCTATTTTACGATTTAAGGCTGTTTATAATAATAGGGCGGTATTTCTACCACCCCACTAATAAAAATGCTTATATGCCTTAAATAAACGCTACTGAATGTATAACTGGAACTTATCTATTGCTATTCCAAATTCTCCTGCATATCCATCCATACCACCACTTGTAAAGTTGTCTATCTGTTCACTGTAATATGCTTTACTTGCTATCGGAGAAACTCTATAACGTGCCTGTTGGTATTCATACCCATCTGGTGTTATATAATATACTTCTACTGCATCTATTGTTCTTCCATCCCCTGCATATCCATTGTTGAAATCATTTATATTACATCCTGTTACATATGGCAACCACCCAACACCTAGGACATGCACCCTGTATTTAACAGAGCCTTTATCTACTTTTATTGCAACACCTGTTATAGGTACTCCATCTCCTGCGCCTGCAAAACCATTGCAATTTACATCATTTTTGTTTGTTATAAAATCCCACCATCTGTTTCCATTTGTTTGTACTGCATATGTAGCATTTACTTGTCCTAGACTTTTGTTACGTGCTGTATTTGTTTCTACACTGTAGTTTGTTTTTATACTACTTACTGTACCGTTTATAATATCCCTTTTGAATGTATTCCAGATACTAGAATCTTTTCCACCAGTACCCCAACCATTCCATCCCGGGCACTGTTTTGTGCATACATCCCAATGCCGTACTACATTACTTGCCGGAATATTATATTTGTTCATAAGGTACTTTGTAAGTTCTACTACGTTCTTGTAAGTTGCTTCTGCAATAACTCCATTTGTACTACACATTTCTATGTTAATACAATTATAGTTTGTTACTTTTCCAAAAAGATTATTGCTACCATAATTTACACCAACACCCCATGAGATGTTGTTATCTTCTACACACTGGTATATGCTGTTTTCATCAACAAAATAATGTGCGCTACCTCCTCTATATACATCACGGAAATAGTTCGCATTATTTTTAGCCGTATCTGTATAATTGCCTGTGTAATGAATTACAATGTATCTTTTTGTATTTCCACCATTTTCAAAATTAACTTTTGTTAAGTCCCGTATGATATTCATTTGCCTTTAGACCTCCTTATTTGCCAATTTAAGACATTTTAATTATTAGAACAACTATTCCTCTGCTTCTACCTCTGAAATCCCTGCAATAGACGTAAGAACACTTACAACACCAGATATTACACTTGCAGAAAGCACCATTTTCCAGTCTACAGAACTAACTAATGTCGCAGAACTAATAACTCCTACAGCGGTTTGCGCCATTGTTTTAATGGCTCTTATTCCTGCCGCTTTACACCACTTTACTGTATTCACATTCGGTTTAAATACACAATTCTTAAACATCATTTTTTCCTCCATTTCCATTTTGAATCTTACATAATTTTAAATCATTTTTCACTTTCACAATTTCTAATTCGTGCCTGTCTAATACTTCCCACTGTTCTCTTTGCCCTTTCTTAACATGTTCTTTGTATTCTTCAATTTCTCTATTCTGTTTCTCTAATTTATCGTTCTGGTCTTTTATTTCTTTTGCAAGTTGTTCCACTTTTAATGTTAACTCTGTCATTGCTTTTGTGTTTTGGTTCAATGGTCTGTATATTGCTGTGAATATTCCGATTAAAGAACTTAACCCTATTACCACAATACCAATCATTTCCGCAGTTGTCACATTGTTATACCTCCTTTAATTTCCAATCGCAATCCAATTGTATGTCGTGCTAGTCATGAATTTGTATTCATCCATTGTTTCTGTCCAATTAAATATTCCTCCAGACACGCTAAAACCAGACCTATCTGTGATTCCGCAAGATTTTGAGTACACGCTGTAATCACCACAGAATGTCACCTTTGCTTCTTCTACATCTTCGGAATACACAGCAGTAACAACACCTACTGATGTGATTTTATCGGCATAGATTATCAGCTTATCAATCTTAGACAAGCCAGTATTGATAGTATGAGATGATGTTGTTCCTGTTACCACCTTTGTGCCATCACCACTAGATGCTTCCATCGTTCCAACAATTCGCTGTCCACTACTATCATGAGCTGTGACACCAGCCAGCAGATTTTCTGGTGCTACAGTGTCTTCTGCAAGATTTATCAGCGCACCAACTATTTGTTTTCCTGTTTTATCATGAGCCAAAGCATCCTCTAAAAGCTGGTCTTCTGTTACTGTATCCTCCGTCAAATCAAGTAATACCTTGCCTGCATATTCTACTTTATTTACTGCCATGTTTAATCACTCCTATCCAATCGTTACCGTAGTTCCACCAGCAGAATTTTCGGATTCCACATAAGGAATCTTTTCAACTGTAACCTGTGACAGATGCGTATATCCGGTATCCGGAAGAATGGTCTGTTGTACGCTTGACGGAATGACTGTCTTAGCCTGTGCTTTTACACCCTCACTTCCTGACATACTACCTTTAACACCAAGAATTGTTACACCCTCACGAATGTTCTGTGCAAGAATCTTTGCTTGCTCTGTCGCATCAATTCCAACCTTTCCAGAACCATCATGATATCCCTGTGGGATTGTATATGAACCATCTTTTGTGATGATTTTACCTGTAACAGCTCCATTGTTTGGCATTGTTCCAACAAGCTTTGTACCTCTTGCATAAGCTGTTTTGCCTTTTAAAATCTCTGCAACTGCGGCAGTTGCATCATTAGAATCTACGTCAAACGTACACACTCCTGTGACAAATTCTCCGTCTTTTCCATGTGCCGTGATACCGCTCAACAGCTTATCCTCAGTAACAGTATCGCCAGTCAGATCAATCAATGTCTTTCCACCATATACTACTTTGTTAATACTCATATTTTACAATTCCTTTCCAATAAATACAGTCTGCCCACCTTCAAGATTTGACACCTCGAAGAATGGAATTTCTTTGATTTTTACGTTTTCTGTCAGAAACTTTTGACGTGTCGCAAGCTCTTGTTTTTCCACTTTTGGTGTAACCGTATAGTTTCCTTTGTAGTAATCCACTCCAACATTATCTGATACAACCTGTAAGTGTTCAAAGTCAACTTTAATCTTCTCATTTCTTGTTCGAAAATCCACGTTCAGTTTTTTGTCAAGCTCTTGAAATGTTACGTCAAATCGCATCAAATCACCCCATCTTTCAAGATTCTACCAACAGATATACTCATGATGTTTGATGCAAGAGCCTCCCCAGCTACAGTCCGCACTCTTATCTGCATCTCACCATCCGTATGCGGCTTCTGTTCTAATCTTAGTGTGTCCTCTTGTGTTAGAGCAAGTGAAACGAGTGTACCAGAACAATTACAATCTGATAAGTTTTTTTCCAACATTGTGACGCCATTCTGCGTTATCGTGATGTACATTTCCGCAATCAATGATGTATCGAACGGAAGTGTAAACTCTAACATAGGTGTTGTTCCTCTTATCATTCTATCACCTCCAAACACTTTGTACCGTTATAATCCTGTACCTCTTCTAATTATTCCATTTGCTATTGTTCTTCCTGTTCCCTGTTCTTCTTTTGTTTCAATACTTACTGGTTCTTTTTCATATGTTTTAAACTCTGGCTCTCTATCCTCTACAACTGCAAGTGCTAGTTCCAATCCATTATGCAAACCACAGCTATAATCATCTGTTATGTTCTGTACTTGCATTTCTTTTAACATTCCTATTGTTTCATGTATTCTCCTGTATTCTTTCCAATATTTAAACATTCTCTTATACCTCTCTAAGCTTCTATTTGCCGTTTTAAAGCGATTTCTTTTAGTAGGTTTGCAATTCCTTATCCTACCTTTGTATTTGCCTTATAATCCTTTAAATCGGCTACTGTATAATTGTTCAATGCATACCACAGGGCTGAAAGTACGTGGCTATCGATGTTAAATTCATCATATATTATATTACCTTGTTTATCTTTTGCATATGTTAAATCTTTTAACTCCCTTATAGAATTCTTACATTTTGGTGAACATACAATTTTGTGAAATCTCTTGACTTTCTTTGTCCCTGCAAGCCTACTACCGGGGAACTTTTTACAAGCATACATTGTAAATCCTTCCTGTCGATAATACTGTATATCTTTTGGAGATGCACTATCGGCAAATATTGGTTGGTTACATCTTTCTGCTCTTTCCTTTACTTTCTGCACACTGTCAAGCTTGCTGAATTTATCATCTGTTATATGGTTTCTATACACTTCATCATAGATATATAATATTTTGTTTGTATCATCTACCGCACAACTTATCAATGCATTATAACTTGTTTCAAATCCAAAATCCAAACCAAAGAAATGATAATGTGCTGGTATGCTGTTTACCGCATTTGCAAACTCTTTTGCGTTCTTTGCAACTGTAAATTTTGGTAGCACTCTCAAACCACTTGCTCCAAACCTTCCCCACCTTGCGACAAGCCATAAATGCATATCGCTATTCTTTAGACTATCCAAACGTTTTATATAACTATCTGGCAAAAATGGATTATCGTCCGGCAAACTATGATGATAATACACACCATTCTTTTTATTTACAAGTGTGCGCTTTTTGTATACCTCTTTTTCACTTTGTATTATATGTTCTTTTCCCTTTTCATCTGTATGTACAAAAAATGTATCATACACCCAGTTCTCTTTCCCGATAGGGTTTGTTGTCATTATGAAATGTAATGTTTTATTCGGTTCACGAACACGCCCTAAAAGCTCTGTATATGCCGCAAATGTTATCTCACTACATTCTTCCATCCATACAATACTAACACCATGTACAGACTTAATCTTTTCTACATTGTCCAATCCTTTGAATATTATCCTACTGCCATTAGGAAAACGTATCTCCATCGGACTTGCTATTGCTATTACTTCACCATTTGTACTGCTTGTGTATCGTGCTTCTCTGGAAGATAAAATTCCTAAACCAGTTAGGATTTCTTTGAATAATGCAAAACAACTTTCACGTATTGTATCCTTTACCTGTCTTACTACGAGTGCTGTTCTTTTCTCTTCCAACAATTTAAGTATAATCTTTAACGCTACATGATATGACTTACCAGAACCATACCCACCAAATAATAAATATTGTTCATACTCCCAGTCTGTCAAAAAATTTGCAAAACGATTAGAAACATCAATGTTCAATTCTGACATTTGTTTCCTCTCCTTTTATACAACTATAAGCAAGACATAGCTTTTATCTACTACACCTTGCTTATAATTATTATACCATATTTATTTTTGTTATGCAATAATTATTTTAAAATATTTTCTAAGATATCATTTAATATGTCTACTGCCATTTCTTTGGTTGATTCATTCATATGCTTTTTGTATTTCTCACCATGAACCAACTCCATACATTCATCCCTATAAATCAATAACACTTGCATCTTACGTTGCATCTCTTTTTCTTCGTTTTCATCTTTTGGTTCTTTTTGAATAGTTTCGGATAATAGATAATTCAAAATAACTGACATACTTTCTAAAAGTGTATCCTGTTTCTTTTCCATTCTTTCTAATGTTTTAATCACTTTATTTTCTTCCATTTCTTTTCCCTCCATATTGGTTTATTTGTTTTCTATAGGCTTATGCCTAAATGGGTCATGTAGGACTCGAACCTACGACCGTTCGGTTATGAGCCGAATGTTCTAACCAACTGAACTAATGACCCTTGTGCGGCTTTTCGCAGATGCATGACTACTCAACCGCACTAATCAATGAAGAACTATATATCTTGTGTGCATTATTCATGCACAGCTACCCTAACTGGAATCGAACCAATATTACAAGAGTCAAATTCTTGTGTGCTAACCTTTACACTATAGGGCATTGTTTTGGTGGCTACTTTATTCACCACCATGTATCGGTTATAAGCAAACGTGTGTTTTAATGACTTTAACACCTGTCTATCCTTTTAAAAGAAAATATGTATCCTTCCATCTAATGCTGTTATCATGTCTATTTTGTTTACGTCGTAACTCTTCAACTGTTTTATTGTCATCTTGTCTGCTTCATATTTTTCTCTATCGCTTGAATCAACAATAACAATATCTTCATAGTTATCATCAAACAACTTTTTAATTAAATCCATCAAATTATTAATTACCATATTTTCACATCCTCCTATTTGTTTATAGTTCTATATCATCAATAGAGCCTTTATAGAATCTTTTTACCAACTCTGTAAAATCAAAATAATTTATTCTACGTCTAAATGCTTCTCTTTCAGCTCTCTTATACTGACCTCTTCTTAACAATGATGCAACCTGTACCATAACTTCCACTCCTTCTCTGCTGTGTTTGTTTCCTTTGTTTCTTTCTGATTATATATCAACATAAGTTCTCATAAATGTCAATATGTTTTTGTAAATTTCTTTTTAATTCTTCATGTTCATATTGTTCTGCAATTTCCTTTGATACTTTACAACCGCTATGTTTATAGCATTTGTCTATATCGTCATAGTATGTTCTACCTTTACACCATCTTGTGTATGTGTATTCTGACATAAATAATATTATATCTCCATTTGAATCCATTGCTTGCTTTATAATTCCAGTGTATATTATATGCGCTCTATTTACAGTTACATACTCAATATAATCTTGTTTTGCAAGACAATACGTGCTTGATACTCTAACTTTAACCATACTCTTCTACTACCTCCAACTTCTTCAAATCCTCAATAAGCCAAGGTTCTTTGTCTGACCATTTTACCATCGGTAAATTCAAATTAAAAAATTCTAAGCTTTTGTTTGATTCAATCCCTCCACTTTCCCAACAGTCAATAAGTTTATGTGGTCTTATGCAATAAATGAACAAAAATCCATCCATATCTCTGGCTATATATTTTATTCCTTCGCCAATACACTCCAAAAATGTTCTATCCTTCTTGCTTATAACTACCTTTTCAATGTACTCTGATTCTGCCCATTCTCTTAGTTTCTTTCTACAACTACCATCTCGAAACAAACAAAGATTGCATTCAGTATTAACACAAGTAGTGATGCGACCACTTTTCTTTATTACCGCAATATGACCTCCCTCACAAACAATATCAACAATCTCTTTTGCGTACTTCTCTTTGTTCTTCATATTTATATCTCCTTCATTTTTGCTCTCTATCAACTTTGTAACTTTATTATAACATATATCTTTGTTTTATCAATAATTATTTTAAGCTATTTTGTTTATTTCTTACACTTTACAACCTTTGCTTTTATATTTGGTGTCAAAAATTTTTTAAAATCCTCAATCCACTCACATGCATCTTTCTTGTTCTTAAATTTTACAGTTTCAACATTTGCTTTTACTTTCCCATTATTTAATTCTATTGTATACATATTATTCTCCTTTTCATTTTGTTTATTTCAATGTGTCAACTACTGGTTTAATAATATCATATTCAATAAATACACTTGCCATAACTTCTGCTGTTTCTTTATCAATACCTTGTTTGATTAAATCTTGTTTATATGCTCTCTTTGCTTCTCTCTGCCCTTTTGTCATTATTTTATTTCCTCTCCTTTTGTTTTCTTTAACTTATGTATTTATTATAACATCTATGTTTTGTTTTGTCAACAGTTATTTTAAATATTTTTTAGCAAACTCTTCATTGCTCATTGTTTTCATATCATAAACATATTCAATAACATCTACACTATTCATTCCCAATCCTTCTACAAGTTCTCTAACCATTCCTGTTAAATTATTGTTTTTAATAAACTCTTTCTTCATGTTCTTAACTCCTTCTCGTTTTGTTTTCTTCTTTATGATTCTATTATAACATAACATAGCAGAAAGTCAACAGTTATTTGTAAATATTTTATAATAAAATAAAAAGGACAGAAACAATGTTCTGTCCCCTTCCCTTTAGATTCCCTTAATAGGTATCTTGATAATCGGATTGTAGTCAATGTACTTTCTGTTCTTTCTTGACCTTCCTTTGTTTGATGTATCCAACCTTACAATATTACTACCCCACTTCTGTCTTAACAATTCAAACTGTTCTTTCTCACGTTCCATATTACGATACATAACACAACCGCCCTTTTGTTCTGACTGTCTACAAACATAATGGTATTTGTTTAACCTCAATGCCCCTCTATACAGGTTCATGTTCTGTAAGGTCATGTCATAATCTTCTTTTAACGGAAGTCTTTCATCATATCGAAGTTCATTCCCTTTCAAGAAACACTGAAAAGGTCCACCTATGTAGGATGTAGTGCTAAATGGAGAATACTGCCGATATGACATTGTATCACTGTTACAATTCAATCCCCAGAATTTAAAACCCCAATCATTGCACAATAAGGAATAACGATATAAGAAGTCTAGTAGTTCGTCTGATTTTACTTTTACTTTCTCATACGCATAGGTTCCATCCTCTGACATTTCAAAGTGTTCTATGGCTCGTAAATCATCATCAATCAATAACACAATGTCTGCACCGTTTTCAAACTCTGTATCAAGGATATAATTACGAACTCTGCACAGATTTCCCTGTACACCTTTCGGACACTTCACAATATTTTCTGTATGTTTCGGGTTGAAATCCAGATATGCTTCGTACTCTTCTGGTGCAACATAAACTTTACAGAAAGGAATATAACTTAATGTCTCCACCTTATAACGCTTATAAGACGGACAAGCAACAATGATTTCTTTTCCCTTATACTTCATTACCCTGCACCCTTTCTAACGCTTTCTGTCCGTCTAGCACCCTTCCCACTCCTGCTCGCATACCGAATGACTTCTTGTTCCCTTCCTTCTTTGTTGGATACGCCTTTGCTTTCTCGATTCCAAACAATCCCATAGCATTGAACCAATCAATCTTATTGTTGAACTTCAACACAATGTAATTGTTCTCTTCATTCAATATTTCTGTGAATGGTACATCTGGTTCAACTTCTATTGTTTCATCTTCCAATGCATCAATACTAAATCCAAACACTTCCATGTCAATGTCTGATTTCAGAAGTTCACTGATTTCTTCGTTAATCAATGTTTCATCATAACTGGATTCTGCTGTTTTGTTTTCAATCAATCGCCAAGCCTTGATTTGTTCATCTGTCATATCATCCAGACAGATTGTAGGCACTTGTGTCAGTCCTGCTTTCTTTGCCGCAAGGATTCTTCCATGACCTTCAACCACATAACCATCTTTATCAATTGCTACTGCTCTGTGTTCAAAGAATCCAAACTGCTTAATACTGTTCATAATTCTTTCAACCTGTTCTTTCGGATGTTTCTTTGCATTCTTCTTATAGGGTTTTAAATCCTTTATCTGCCTATATACTATGTTTAGTTTCTGCATTTGTTTCTCCTTCCTGTTTTGTTCTATGTTTTGTTAATGGTAAACTATAATATATTTATATACTTTTTTAGCACATATAATATCCTTTTTCTTTTACCATATTATAATCTCGTTCTGTTAATAATATTGTTACTTGTTTTCTTATATCTCCACAGCAATCTGTATCACATATAAGCTGATATACTAACATATCTTTATATTTTATACGCTTTACACATGTTATGTTATATACATACTTTTCTACAAGGTTCATACTCTACACTCCTTTTGTTTATTCTTGTATTAACCTTCGTTCTGTCCTTTTATATTTCTCTTGCTTTATTTGTTCTATCTGATTTTGCCTTTCCACACCTAACAGATACTTTATTTGTTCCAGACATATTTCTACGTCTGCAATTTCTTCTGTTATACTGTACATTACTGTTGGTTCTTTTGTTTTGCAAGTTTTATCTTTTGATTTTATTCTCTGGTATTTGCAGAACGCCTGTGTAAGCTCTGCCATCTCTTCTGTACATTGTACCATTCTATTTTCCAGTGTAAACTTTTCTGCCTGTTTTTGAATATCATATAATATTCCCATATTTATTTCTGTCCTCTCCTTCTTAGATTCATCCATGTTATCACATTTTGAACTATCTTGTGTTGTAATGCTTGTTCATATGTTATGTTATGCTTTGTTGCATATTTAGTAACATAATCATGGATTGCTTCTTGGTCTTGTTTCATTGTTCCCATTTATTCACCACTTTCTGTATCTACTATTATTTCTAAACCATTATTGTTTTGTTTTAACTTTACAACTCCATATGCTTCTAATATTGTTTCTTTTGTATTACTGTTTGGCTTATATCCTAGCACTTTTACATTTGCTTTTCTTTGATTCTGTATATGTATTGTAAAAGTATTTTCTTTTGTATTTTTGTTTGTTTGTGTTTTATATTTATTTACTTGGTATATATTTCCTATACATCCAACACCTATAAATATAATTCCTAACAGAATCAACATAAGAGATATTCTATTTAATTTCCTGTCCATTTTATCTCCTTTATAATATATATTATATAATATAACAAAATATATGTCAAGTATTATTTTAAAATATTATATAAAAAATTTAGTTTCTTTTATGTGTTCACTTATCCACTGTAATTCTGACTTGCTTTCTAATGCCCCTAATTTACGATTTAAGCCATTTTTATTATTTATGCTAGGATTTATCCTAGTTATTGAATTTAATCGCTTATTTTCCCTAGAAAACACATCTAGGATATTACTCATAGATTTCACCGCCCCACTCTTCATCTTCGCTTTCTTCCATCCATTCTTCTGCATTTTCTGCTTTCCATATTTCCTCTTCATCTTGCGCTGTAGGTGTATAACTTTCTCCCTGCGTTACAAGGTTTATAGTTACATTGTTCTGTATCTTTCCTGTTTTCTTGAACATATCCAGTTTATCCATCATTTGCGTTATCTCTTTTATAGCACCAACGTCCCCTGTTAAACCTTTTTGGAATAATGCAACCATAAGTAAGCTCTGGTTTGTTAATTCTTCATCTGTAAAACCAAAATTTTTTAAAATCTGTTTTTTCTTATCACTGTTTGTTTTCATTTCCAATAACTGCCGCATACAGTTTTGTAAAGCCATGTTACGTTCTTTCTTTTTTCTTCTTGCTTCTACACCTTTCATTGCTATCTCATGACGTTCTTCCGGTGTTCTGTCACGCATATTTATAAGCATACCATCTTCATACGGCTTTGGCACTTGTCCTTTTTTTAATCCCATGCTTTGCTCTCTCCTATTCTTTTTATTTGTAATACTAAAATAAGCAGGGGCGAACCCCTGCTATATATTAAACCTTATTGTCTTAGAGCGATTGAACTCTTAATATATTTTTTTAAAAGTTTCTTACCAATTACGAAGGGGGCAAACAATAAGGTTTATTCCTTTCACTGGCTGACATTATCCGGCTGTCACTTATTTATAACTATCCTCTTTATAACTCCTATGATTATATTATCATAAAAGTTACTGCTTGTCAACGCTTTTTATTTATTTTTTTCAAGTTTTCTTTTACCATTGTATAGTATGCACTTCCAAAACTACAGCTTTCTTTTTGCTTTTGTTTTATACGCTCTTTTCTTACCCTTTTAACAACCTTTTGAAACTCCTTATATTTCTTGCAATTTATGTGGCACTCTGCACTTCTGTCCACACAACCCTTACATGGTATCGTCATCTTTTATCAGACCTTTACTCCTTAAATAATTTTCCACATCACATAAATATAATATTGCTTCTTGCATATCTTCATCCTTAACCATTATAAATCCATTATTGTCCATCTTTGTGAACCTATGCCCCGGAAGCGGAAATCCCCTTTCACTCACATTATTTAATTTATATCCCACCTCTTTAATATATTTAACTATAACAGTTAACAGCACTATTACAAAAACAAATGTTTTCATATCCACTCCTGCATAAAAACAGATTATTGGAATTATTATTTGTATTACTATGGCTATCTTTCCTAACTCTTCAATGACTGCATATTTAAACGCAATCAACAATTCTATAAATGTTTCTATCATTGTTTTAAAAACACTTTTTTTTACCTTTTGCATTTTTTTCATAATACTGTTCCTTTCAATCCTTCTTTTAACAATTTTAATTTTTCTCCTAATCTCTTTCTATATGGATTTAATTTGCATCCCTCACACATATGTTTGTTTTCTTCCATGAATAAATTGTGTCTTACTTCTTTGCATATTTCACAATGCTTTTCTTTTGTTTCCTGTTCATCTGCAAAAACATACACTTTTAATAATACTACATATGTGTCTTGTGTTTTCTTTTTCTGAATTGAGTATGTAATATTTTCACTGTTGTTTACTGCTATAATGTTTGTACTAACCCATTTACAGCATTTTAAATATGCTTCTTTCATATTCTTTCCAGAAAATTCTCTCTCTATTATTTTCTCACTTATATACATTTTGTTTAACCCTCCAACTCTTCACGAGCCTTTACTGCACATTTATCGGCTAATTCATTTAATGGATCGCCTTTATGTCCTGCGACCTTTACCATTTTAATTGTAAGCTTTTTTGTATATACAAGTTTAAACATTTTTTCCCATATATTTTTGTTCTTTACTGGTTTATCTTCTGCTGTTCTCCAATCATTGTTATACCAGTTTAAAAGCCATCCTTTTGTTATAGCGTTCACAACATACGCACTATCACTGAATATTGTCACCTTTTTGTATCCCTCTTTTAAGGCTTTTACTAACGCCATATATACCGCTGTAAGCTCCATTTCATTGTTGGTTGTGCTTTCTTTAGAACCCTTTTTAATTCTTACATCTACAGACTCATTAGCCACCTTTACGGCTACATACGCCCAACCGCCTTTTGCATCTTTACTTCCATTATTAGAACACGCTCCATCGGTGTAAAAGTATATATCATTCATTTTCTTTTTTCTCCTTCATGATCTCTGCATAAATCTTGATAAGCAACTTTGCTTCTAATTCCCACAAAGTTTTCCCATATACATAACCAACCCATTCCCGTTTAGAATTTAGTACAGAACAATTATAATACACAAATTCACCATTTTCCCAATATTCTTTTATACCTTGCTGACTGTATCCATATCTTTTGCATATACCATGTATGATGTATTCTAAATCATCAATTTTTAACATACTTCCTTTTGGTATTTTTAATTTCTGCACTGGTTTTACTTTCCACAAGAATTTGTTTAATATGTTTTTGTTTTCTTCAATTCTGCAATCAATGTCCAATATTTGTTTTGCGTTCATTTTTTATTTCTCCTAAAATAAATGGCAGGATAAATAGTTTTGTTCCTACCATCCTGCCAATTGTGATTTACTATTCAATTAGAGTATTCATTTTTCAATAACTTTTGCATTGTATGATTATTTAGCTCAATTTTGAAATTTTAAAAAACGTTCAGATATATTTTATTGTAGTTTTTTTAACACATTATCAGAATATTTGTTTACGTGTTACATTTTAACGATTAGATTTCCCAATCATCATCGTCCTCTTCTTCTGTATCTTCCTCGCCTTTTGCATCATCAGCTTTCAGCATATCTGCATATACATCTGGCTTCTGTTTTGGTTTTACTTTCAGACCTCTTTCTTTGCACATTTTGAAAAGCTCCATTGCGGTTTTTCCTACATACGGGTCTGTTTCTTCTTCGTCATCTTCTCCCCAGTCATCGTCCTCTTCTTCTACTGGTTCTTCTTTTTTAACAGTTTTCTTTGATGTTGTTTTCTTTTCTTCCTTTGCTTTTCCTTTTCCCTTAGATGGTTCAATCTCACCGTTATCAAGTTTCTCTAACAGCTTGATAAGTTCATCTTTCTTGCGGCTCTTGCAAAGTGACGAAATACCACGTTTACAACATAATGCATAAAGGTCTTTTGCTGTCATAGACTCATAGGTGCTTTCTTCCTCTTCATCATCTGACCATTCATCTTCCTGTTCTTCTGCATCCTGTTTTTTTGCTTTACCTTTCTTTGGTACTTCCTCTTCCTGTGGAATTTCCATTTCAGGTTCTTCTGTTTCCATCTCTTTAAGTCCTGTTTCAACAACCCTTGCTGTTACTTTAGCAGGAAGTGCTTTTAAAATGTCTAACAGATAAACACTATCTGCAAGTGCTACTGTTCTTGCAAAAAGCGGAAATCTACTTCCAATCTCTGCAATGTTTTCCTTGTTGTTTCCATAAATTTCTTTTGCCGCTTCATATGCGCTCCAATTTTTTGCCATAACATTATTCTCCTTTTCTTCTCTTATTGTTTCTCTTTGTTATGTTGTCTTTATACTAACACATTTATTTAGTTGTGTCAATACCTTTTTAACAAGAACTTGGATTTGTTTTTTCAATTGCTTCATTCAAACAATCTCTTAATTGTATAAGTCCCTCTTTGTCGACTAAACCGAGTCCACCTTTTAGGAAAATTCTTACTTCTTTTCCATTTTCTTCTGTTACAAGTTGCTCTGTTACTGCATAGCCTTCTAAATCATTTGTTTTAACGTTTCTTGCTTCTGAAATAACAATATTTCTTTGCTCTTTAAAACGCCTTTTAGAAAGTTCATTATAATTTAATCGTCCCATTCTCCTGCACCCCCCTCACTTTCTTCTACACTTGTGTCGGGAAGTTCAATAATGGCTTGGAATCTTAACTGTATCAATTCTTCATCGACCAAACTGCAAATACTTTCTACATTTACATTATCTGTCAATGACTTAAAGGGAATTGTTGCATTGCCATCCTTATCGAAGTTAATTGCACCTATTGTAAAAATACCTAAATTCATAGGTTTTTTATCTGGCACTTTTGCATGAAGTGTAATATCATTGTTCAGACCTTGTAACAATTCAACACTTGTCAGAATTTCATCGTATCGCAATTTGAACTTTACTTGAATTGTTTTATTCTTTCCAATGCTCAACCCTTCAAATGAAGCAATACCTTGCTGTTTTAATTTTCTCTCCATCTGCTTTCCTTCCTCCTTTCTTTGTTTTTCTTTTTGAACTCCTGTTCTCTTTCTGCTCTCTCCAATTCTTTCTGTTTCATGTAAGCCATTCTTGCTTTTAAATTTTCTTTTGTGTTACCCTGCTTACAAATACTATTATACTTCTTTTCTTCTGGTTCGTCAAGTGATAATTCAAAATTGTTTTGAATTTCTTTCCCTTGTATAAGTGCTTTAAATGCCGCTATATCACTTTCTTTTATTGCAACCCATACTTCATCGGTGTTAATGAATTGGAAAGCAAATACGGGTAATTTATGAGCTTCTATAGCTTGTGCTTCTAATTGATGCAGTACGCTTTGTTTTACACTAAAACTTTCATGGTCTGTACTTTTTAACTCACACAAACAATGTTCGTTTTGTCCATCACCTTTATCAATCCATGTTGCTCCACTGTTTCTTGTCGACTCAAAGCCTAATCTGTGCATCACTTCTACTTCATTCTTCCTGTACCATTTTGTGCTACGTTTATTCATGTTTTGTCAACACCTCACACCGTTTTGCATATTTACAAGTCCCACATATAATGATAGGTCTTTTACCATAAGATTTTCCAAAACATCTTTCTCTTTCTTTTGTCTCATTCACACATTCTTTTTCATATACGCATAGATTGCATTTTCCATTCCCATCAATATGACAGCCAAAACAATCTAGTCTCTCTTTTCTTTTTTTGCATTCCTTTTTACTGTCACAACATTGGCATTCTATATCGTCATCGTCATACATTCCAAAACAATTTTGTTCTGACACTTCTTTCTCTGCATCTCTTGACTTTGTTCTTTTATTTGTTTCGTTCAAAACATCCAGAATATCATTTGCTGTTAAAATGTCCAATTTTACAACCCTATTATATTTTTTTGAGTTCTCAATTTCATTCTGTAATTGTTCTGTTAACTGCTCAATATTATATTCCTTTCTAATCACCATTTTTGTTTTACTCCTTCCAAATACCATCATTTACTGTCCAGTGTCTTATTTCACCTTTCCACCATTTTGTTATGTATCTTTTTTCTCCATTTGTAGAGTAATACACATTATTTTTTAACATTTCCTCTAAATCAAAATCAAATAAAAAATGTTCTGATGGCTGTACTCTTGCAATATATCCTCTAATCGCACAATACTTTTGTCGCATATATTCTTTGTCCATTATCCTCTTGTACTCTTTTTGATCTATATCATTTAATAAATTACTATACCAAATAAGAATACCTTGCGCGTTTATTATTATTTTACGTTTGTTGCATCTCTGATATTCTCTTCTTGCTAATTGTTCTTTTGTCAACTCATAATCCCTCTTCAACATACCATGGTTACCACGCAAACAACCACTTCTTCCAAATGTGTTTTGTTTTTTGTCATAATATTTTTTTACCTTTATTTTATTTTTATCTCGATATTCTTTTGTCAATAAATTATGACATTTATTACAATAATAATACAATCCATCTGGGTTATTTTTATCTTCAAAGAACATTTCTATTGGTAATTCCCTTTTGCATTTACTACAAACTTTTGTTCCTTTTTCAAAATCAGCTTTCATTTTATTCCTTTCCTAAACTCAACGCTATCATTTGTATATAGTATTTATCATTTTGTTTTAATCTGTGCCATAAATCAAAACCTGTTGTTCCATCAAAATCATAGAACACATAATAATAATTTGTTTCCTGTAAAATATATAAACAAACACCCTTTTGTAATTCTACTAACTGTTTTGCAAGTTCATCGTAGCTCTTGTCTGTTATAAGGTTTGTATTCTGTTCATAATACAAATAACTATGTATTAGAACTGTTCTTTGTAAAAACTCTATTCTTTCACGCATTGTCCAATATGTAGGGAATTTAATCCTCATATGTTTCTTTCCTTTCTGGTAACTGTGATATTTTGTATGCTAGCTTTGCACATTTTCTTCTTTGCTTCATTGCTTCTTTTGCCAACATATAATATCTTTTTGGCATAAAATATGAAGATTTTAGAAACTCTTCAATATTTTCTGGAATTGGATTATTACATAAAATATTCGATTTACCAATTATCTGTGTATACTCCGAACTATTTTTCGTACTACAATAACCATCTTTCCATAATATTGGACATTTTAAACATGATGACCAACATTCTTCACTTTCTGAATACTCACAACAAAAACAATAATTTAGAACAGCCGCATTAAAACAATACTCTTTTATATATTCTCTTTTTAAATTTGCTACTTCTGTTTTTCTTCCTTTTGCATATTGCTGTGCTATCCATATCCACATTTTTCTATGCTGTAATACTGCAAAATCTTTATTGTTTCTTACTTGACTTAAAAACATCTTTTGTTTTTCTTCTAATGTTGCACACCTTAAAGTATCTAAATGATACTGTTTAATAACTTTTGTTATTTCCATTTGTTTACCTCCTATTTTGCAATCACTGATTTTGGAATCCATGTTTTCCAACCTTTTACGTTTCCAACAACTGAACCGCTATCAAGAATAACCTGAATGGCTTTTTCTGTTTCATTTAAAACTTCTCTTACAATAACTTCTACATATCCGTCTTTATCTGCTGTTAAAACTCCATCAACTCTGCTATATTCTGTTACATCAATGAAAGTATTATAGCCTTCTGCAACCTCACTTGTTTTATAATAAAACCATTCTTTTATTCTCAATAACATTTTGCTTTTCCTCCAAAACTTTTGTTTTTCCTTAACTCTATAATTATAATAACATATGTTTTAGTATTTGTCAACACTTTAATAATAAATATCTACTGTTTCATTATTTACAAGATGTAAACAATATAACTTCATTCCAATATAATAACCAGATGCACCACAATTTTCTAATTCTTCTACAAACTCATTTTCTTCAAGTTCTTGCAATTCTTCTAATGTAACAAATGCTCCATTAAGTTCCATTAACTGTTCTACTGTATAATTCTCCATTTTGTATACCTCCAAATTTTGTTTGCTTTGTTTATGCTTTAATTATATACTATAGGGTTGAACTTGTCAACCCTATATTTTAAATTTTTCCATTATGTCTAAAAACATATGCTTCAATAATATTTCGCATCTTTTTGTAATCTTCATAATATGCATATACAATACCATTTATTCTTGGATTGTGTTCAAAATACCACTGTAAATGCTCTGCTTCATCTAATTTCTTTTCACTTTCATCTGTATGTGTTTCCATCATGTTATTAAAACATTTATCACAATGATTATAAAACACATGTGAATATTTTTCCCATTTTCCTACTGGATACATTTTCTTTCCATTTTCACCAATAATTGTTGTAACTCTCTTTCTGTAATTTACCATAACCTATACCAACCTTTCTGTATTCAATCTTTTGTTTTCTTGTTTGTAACTATATATTAACACAATAATACATAACTGTCAATAACTATTTATAAAATATTTTAATTTATTTGTTATATAAATCAGACTAACGTCTGTTATATATTATTATGTTCTTTTAATCCCCTTTAATAAAGAAATATATAAAGAAAGAAAATTCCCCTTTATTTAACATTTTAAAAGTTTATTTGTTTTATTCCACGTTGTTTACAATATTGTTTTAAAGATTTTATATTATTTCTTTTAAAGATTTCTCTTGTTCTATAAATAACATCATCTAAATTTACTAATGCTTTTTGTTTTGAAACATATCTAGTATATTCAATTGCAACCCCTGTTTGATAATGTGTTATAGAATAGCACCTGTCTGCTAACTTTACAATAACAATGTTTTTATATTTTGTTTTATAACATGGTTTCTTTATAACCTTTTTACCGAACGCAAGTATATTACATTCCATTCTAACCCTCCTATTTAACGATTTAAGCAATTTTTATTTATAATGCGATAATTTATACATTTATAAACATAATTCCTTTAAAAAGCATTTTACAGCTTTGTTCTATGTTTCCTGCACCTTTTATTTTTACCGCTTTTGTTATAATATTTCGCTTTCTGTTCAAATGCCTTTTCACTATATTTTTCTAAATGTATACAATTCTTTAGTATACATTGTCTTTGTTTTACAAGTTCTTTATTCAGTTCCCCTTTATGCTCTTTATAATGGCAGTAACCTATACTATTATTTATTATGTTTCCTTCTATAGATATTCCTTTCCTGTACATATCCATTCCTCCTATAACTTTAATATGCCATATAATGTCCCTATTTAAACGAATAAGACACTTTTATATTATAACCCTATAAATATATAATAGCAAGTATAAATGCTTTAAAATGGCAAATAAAAAGGAGCGTATAAAAACGCTCCTGTCAATTTAACAATCCTTCTTCTATACACTCTTCAAAATGGTTACAACCCCTACAACCATGTAATCTGCAATTGTTACAAGAATCTTTAATACAATATCCTGTTCCTGCAAATTTACATATAAAATCATTACAATAATATTTTTCAGAATTTGTAGCTTCATCATTCAATTTATCAACAATATTAAACATTAGAAATTTTCCTCCTTTAGCTTCTGCATACTAGGATGTATAAAACCATAACAAGCTATACAGTATGCATCTGCTATATCATCGTTTATTTTACAACGTGTTTTGACTCCATTTATTTTTACATTAACTACACCCTTTGTTCCCCTACCTTTATATGGAATAACAATTTTTTTTAGCAGACCTTTTGTTTTAAGATATTGTATTGTAAGATATTTATTTGGATTTATTCCATAACTATTCTCCTGTGCTTTTGTTGTTCCAACTATTTGTGTTTTCCATGAATTTGTATTAACACTATACATCTTTATATTATACTGTGATAATACATCATTTATGCTTGCCAACAATCCTGCTGTTGACATTATATAATTTTCACTTAAATGTCCTTGTGAAAATAACCTGATTCTTTCAACAATACACTTTGTATTTCTTTTATCTAATCTATATTCTCTAACAATTCTATGTATTGTTTTTCTCATTTCTTTTCGTTTATCACTATTATTATAACAGTTTTTAAAATCAACGCTTATAAATTCTATCGGAATTTTATCACACATTAAACAAATGCCTGTTCTGTTATAACTCTCGTCAATACCTAAAATATATAGTTCATCTGTTACATATTTAAATATACAATTTTTATGATGTTTCTCTTCACCTCTACAGCAAGCTGCAACATGACCTTTATTAAAACCATCATAAACTGTGCTATTAACACTATTATAGAATGTTCTCTTATGAGTTATCTCATTTTCACATATTAAATGCTTTTCCATAGAATAGCAGGTATTATTCCACGCCGTACACCATTCAAGATTATTAACATTATTATTTTTTGGGTTTTCATCTATATGATTTACTGTATCATAAAAATATGGATTGTCTATAAACGTTTCTGCAACTAATCTATGTACTTGATATTTCTTTGTTTTTCCTTCTTTGCTCAACTTTACTAACAATCTTCCTTTTTTAGTTTCTTCCGGTTTCAATAATTTATTTTTTTTAATATTTCTTACATTTCCAAATGTACTAACATCATAAATACCTTCGTATCCTTTTATATCTTTCCATCTTTCATTTTCTACCATTGTTTTATCTCCTTCCTAAAATGTCTTGATTATGAAAAAATCTTCTTAACGTCCATACTTCTGAAAACCACATTGGGGTAAACCAAATGCTTTCAATATCTTCTGGTAATACTGGCTCTGGTTTCGTTAGTGTATTTCCATGTATCACATATCCTGCAAGTCCATGTAAAGATAGCTGAACATAACACATATGTACACAAGTTATATCTATGTCCTGCCCTACAAACATTACATGGTTTTGGTAGTTATATTTTTTGAACATACTTTTGCATATCTCACTTGCGCTTATAAGTGTTGCACCTGCACCACAAGTCGGGTCATATATACTTGTATAGCCTTTTTTATGAACTGTTTTTCCTAATTGTTTACGTTCAATCAAAACATTTGCCATTGCTTCACATACACTATACGGTGTAAAGAACTGCCCTGCGTGTTTATTTGATATTTCAAGCTCCATAAACAAACTGCCTAATAAATCTTGGTTAGGATGTGATTCTAATTCTTCCATAAGTAATGCGAACATCTGTGGGAATAGCTTTCGCTCTTTCTTTTCATAACTGTTTATAATCCGTAAATATTCTTTTTCTCGCCCCGTATATACGCTTTTAAAGGGTTCTTCTTTTGCTAATGGTAAAATACTTGTATTGGCTAATGTAATTGCAAATAAAGCCATACAATCACCCCACACGGTATAAGGAGATTTACTGTTGCATAACATTTTAAAACCATTCATAAACCTTTTCTTATAATCACTGTTTATATCTTTTTTCACGTTCTTCAATCCTTTTCTTATAATACCTTGCTGTTTGTTTTATTGCTTCAATTTGTTCTTGTGTTTGATATTCAATAACAATCTCTTTTATATGTTCAGAAAACCAATTCTGTTCTACCATATCGACATAAAAACCATTTTGAACATAAGTTGATGCATTATATATTAAATATCTTCTTCCACATTTTGTTTGTATACTTCCACAATAAAAGCATTTTGTTTTATTAAGTGTAAAGCTTGTTCCAACTTTTATTCTATTGCAATCACTACAACCCATTTTTGTAAGTTCACTGTCTTTTCTAATACATCCAATAATATATTCCCTCCTGCTAGACATACATTTGTATTTGTAGCAATTTACTATACTTTCTTCTATTTTTTCATTCTTGTTTAAATAACAACATTCTGCACAACTTATTTTCCTCATGCTTTCAACCACTCCAAACATTTTTCTTTTGTTGTAAACACCGGGTATTTATCTATCTGTAATCCTCTATATCCAGTATCAATGTTTGCATTACTGCATAAGAACCTTGTTTTTGTTTCACTTAAATTATCCTTACCTAGCACCACTCTTTCTTTATCTAAGAAATAAAGTATTTTGTTTTTTCTTACAAGACATTCAAATACATTACAACGTATTATTATATTTTCTTTGCTTCCTTCTTTCTTACTCTTATAAACAAGAAAGACTTTTTGTTCTGGCTCTAATTCAAGGTACACTTTTTTCACTGTTTGCTTACACTCCTTTGTTTCACATTCTAAACAATCTAAATATGTTACTTTTAATTTATATGCTTTACAATATTTAGACATTTATTATATAACCTTTCCTATTTTTGCATAACACCTGTCAATGAATCGTTTTTCTCTCTCATTGATTTCATAAACAACCTTTGTATGTGATTTATCAATTCTTTGTTTCTCCACAATTTTATCAACTGGTGTCATTCTCATTCTTGAACCTAACTGATAGTTGTTAATAATATACATTACTTTCATTATTTTGTTCTCCTTCACACTTTGTTCTCTTGTTTATGTCTATATAATAACATAGAGGTTGAACAAAGTCAACCTCTAATTTTACTTTTTCTTTAATTCTTCTTTTATTGTTCTAATTAGTGTCGGTACAAATACACTTAATGCCGCTATGCATCCTAACAGAAGTACACATAATACCATAAAGGACAAAAGATTTAGAACCATTTCTACCATAAAAATCACCCACATATTACACCTTCACAAACTTTTCATTTTTCCATCTCACAACTGTATCAAAATCATAACTTGCATAACCTATATTATAATCTTTTGCTCCTACCTCTTTGTATAATAACGCAAAATAAGGTTTTTCCTTCGTACTAATAAGTTCGTCTACAACAATACAAATCGTCTCTACATGTATTTTTGGTTTATCTTCTATTTTGTGTCTTTTTGTCATTTCATAATCAGCCATTATATTCGCTCCTTTGACTTACCATAACATACTTCTCGCATCGGACAACCCTGTGCCATTTTGCAACCATAACCAATACATTTACTGTGACGTGCTACCATTTTATGTTTGTTTATAAGCCTTTCCTTACATTCCTGTATTTGTTCCAACCTTCGTATATATGGTGCTATCTCACTTGGGTTATATTCATATTTATACACCTTAAATTCCTGTGTGTTTTTATCATCACATAGAACGATACCTTTATGAATCCCTGTTAGGTACATATATAACTGGCACTGTTTTCTACCACTTGCATGATACTTTTGTTTTTTAAATGTAAATGTATTAACGCTTTTTATTTCTACAATGTAATCGTCCTTTGGTACACTATCATCATATACCCCTGTAAGCTTCATATTACGTGGTAAATGGCAAATTATATCAGGGGTATAAGATAAATCATATTCCTCTGCAAAACGGCTATAATCACATTCTAGCGGCTTACATAATCCACCACGTATAAATAACCTTTGCCACTTCTCATGTATTGCATCACCCTCAGAAAAGATACGCTTCAATCCTACTGGTGTTTGCTCTCCTTGCAACTGTTTATAATATAAGCTTAATAACTGTTGTCTGTAACAAAACTTATCATCTGACACAATAACTGCACTTGCATGTAAGCCTTTTCTTTCCTGTGTTTCTGCGCCCCTTGTCATAACAGACTTTAGAAATTTGAGTTCTTCTGGAATATTTTTGTCTAAGTAAAAAAGGTTGTTTAATAACTCTTCAATGTCACGTTCTTCTGACGTTTGTAACTTTGTTCCCGTTTGTATCGCATCTTTCTTTATATCTTCTAAGATTCCCATTTTGTTCCACCTTCTTCCTGTTCTACTATATGTATCGAGATAATGTCTTTTTCTTCATGTCCAGTATCACAAAACCTTTTTATACATTCCTGTTTATTTAATGCATAACAGAAAAATCTATGTTCTGTGATACTTTCTATTTTTCGTTTAAAAACAATACAATAAAATATCACTGTAGCATTTCCTTATATAACTTTTTATGTTCTTCCATTATCTCTTTTCTTACAATATCAAGGTCTGCAAAATCAACAAAACCACGTTCATAGAAAAGTGGGATTTCACAGCTTTGCATTGGTGGCGATACTTTGCTTTTTACAACCTTTACTTTCATAATCATTCCGATACGTTCTTTTGTTTCGGTGTTAAACGGATTATGGTTTGGTATCTCAATATAACCTTTCCTTGCTACCTGTATTCTCAATGAACAACTATGTTTTAACTTATGTCCTCCCGGTGTTTGTATATTATCTCCAAAAGGTAACGCGTTCATTTTATCACGTATCTGGTTGATAAATATAACTGTTGTTCCTGTTTGTTCAATAACGTCCTCTAATGTTGGTAAATACTTATCCATAAGCCTTGCTACACCACCAATACGCATTTCCTGTTCGCTGTCTGTATTTACTGCTTTTCTGATTTTTTCAATATCATCTTTCGGCTGTAATGATGGTACACTATCAATCACGATAAGCGGTATTCCTTCTTCTGCAAAACGTATTGCCCTGTTAAAAGCTTTCTCACCATACTGTGCATTGTATATAAGCATTTGTTTTGGTCTGTTTCCAAAAAGCTTTGCACGTTCACTGTCAAAAGTTCGTTCAATCGGAATGTTAAGACACATTTCATGCTGGGCGCATAGCTGATATGCTAGTGTTGTTTTTCCTGCACCTTCTGCACCAAATATCTCTATCGTTCTTCCACATGGTACACCACCACCAATGATATTATCCAAATCTACAAGTCCCGTACTCCACCTAGGGATTTCTAGGTTTTTACTTTTACTTCCTAAACTGTAAACACTTCCGCTTTCCTTTTTGTCTATCTCATTACATAACCGGAGAATACCTTCTTTGTTAAATCCTTTACTCTTCATTTACTGTATCCCCTCCTAACGCCGTATTTGCCATTTTAAGCCACTTTCTAAGAGTTATGCATACATTTACATACCTGCTAGAAATTTGTTCTGAATAAGGCTTATTATCGCTCTCTTCTAACAATTCATCAAACTTGTTTAAATACCATTCTGCTTTGTTTAAATCTTCTTTCCCGTTCTTGTTTTTATATCTCCATAAATATTTATATGCATTTATCACACAATACTTTGCTAAATCCTTTATCCCAAATGTTGCTTGCATTGCATCTATACATTCAATGGAACAACTGTTTGCATAATGTTTTGGGTGGTTTACATTGTCTGTATTATATTTTTCTGTTATTGCTTTTACTTTCTTATATTCTTTTTCTCTCTTATCTTCTTGTGTCTGTTCATATGTTCTTGCCATTTCTGCCGCCTTCTCCATTCGTTTATTATATTCATCTAAGAAATATTCATATTTGACACACCCTATATCATCATTTAACACTTTTTTCATCGTATCATTTGTACATTGTAATTCTACTGCTATAATTTCATTTCCTTTTCTTAATGCCACTTCTTTACAATATCTACAACTTTTACATCTTGTATAGCCTTTTTCATATTTTGTTTCCATATTTATCACCTCGCCATTAAACTGCTGTTATATTTAACAACTCTTGATAGATACCGCTTTTTGTCAAACTCAAGCGCACCCTGTTCTTTTAAAATATCAATAACTCTACTTGTTACTGCTCTACCTTTACAACGGTCATAAAAATCATCATAGTTTTTAAATGCTCCTTTTTTACGTTCGTGTTCTATTGCTTCTGCCGCCTTTTCTCCTACACCTTTTATAGTGCTTATTCCTTGCTGTATTACATTTTCTCCGTCATATGTTCTAAGACTTGTTAATGCACTATAATTTACATGTGGTAACATTACTACAACTCCGTCCTTTACAGCACATTCAGAATACTTGTATACTTCTGAATCATTCTGTGCGAACTTAACTTTTGTAAACCAAAACTCTGTTGGATAGTAAACCTTGTACCACATCTGGTCTATAGGGATAAGCGCATATGCGGTTGAATGTCCTTTGTTAAAACCATAGATTAGCATACTCGCCCATAAGCTATCGGTTGCTTCTTTGCTCATTCCTTCCTTTTTACAACCATTATAAAAGTCTTTTCGCATCTGTTCAATAACTGGTATATATTCTGGTTTATGTAAGTTTTCTTCTTTCTTCATAATCTTTAACATATCAAAACTCTGTTGTGCTGTTAAATGTCCTACTTTTTGTGCTACTTCAACTGTTTGCTCCTGATATAGCATCGTGCCATATGTTTCTTTTGTATATTTGTAATATGGTGTACTTGTATCAATCTTTCCAGACATTTTGTTTTTTGCAAACTGTTCATGCATTTTTAACTGTAATGGTGCAGGACGATTTAAAGCATTTACCGCAATAATATCTTCCACGCAATCTGCATGGATTGTTCTAAGAATCTTTTTTGGTGTGCTTTTTTCAAACTGGAAAATTCCTTCTGTTTTTTCATCTCTGAAATTCTTTAAAACTTTACTATCATTTTCTTCCTCTTCTGTTACTTTATGACCTGTAAGCTGTTCTAACTCTTTTAATTCTCCCATAGTGGAAAGACCTAACATATCAAATTTTGTGCAATTGATATGTTCCAAATCATCTTTATCAAAACAACTACTTAACGCTCCTGTTTTTCTGTCACGCATTATGATACAAGTATAATCACTTATATCTGTTCCGACTACTGCTACTCCTGCGGCGTGTTTTCCTAGATATCTTATCTTTCCATACATCTTGCAGAAATGCTTTATAATGTTGTCGTACTGTTCATTATACTCTTTTGTTTGTTCTGTTTTTTTAAGTTGCTGTAAATCAAGCTCTCCATCATGTTCAAATGTTTTTATAAAACTCTTAATTTCTGCAACTTTCTTTTTGTTTTCACTTGCTTCATAATAATCTACTTCTTTAGTTGTTTTCAAACCACATACGCCTGCAAGGTCATTTATAAGGTTATCAACTCCATACATACCATAGGAACATATCTGTATAGCTTTGTTTGGATATTTTTTTATAACATAATCAATAACTTCTTGCCTGCGTGGTGTTTCAAAATCGCTGTCCACATCAGGGAGAGCTTTCTTTTCCTTTCTCATAAATCGGCTAAAGTCAAGTTTATACTTAATACTGTCTACATCAGTGATTCCTACCGCATATGCTACCAAACAATTGCAAGCAGAGCCTCTTCCTTTTCCTACTGCAATTCCTTGTTCTTTTGCCCAATTGATATAATCACGGACTATCAAGAAATAATCAGCAAAACCATGATAATTTATAACTTCCAATTCTTCTTTACATCTGTTTATATATTCTTTTGTATATTTTCCTCTATCTTTTAGACCTTGTTTCGTAAGTTGTAAAAGCTCTTTCTTTCCATTTTCTGTTTTTGGTAATTCAAGCTTCAAGCCATCAAGAATGCTGTCCTCAACCTTGCTATAAATTTCTTTCATATTGTCTACAAACATTTCTGCGACTTGCATACTGTTTTTAAATTTCTTTTTATACATCTTTGCAAATCTTTCTGTTATCTCATATTCACTTGGCATATAGCGTTCTCCATATGTGTTCTTTACATCAAGTGTTGTTTTCCCTATTTCATGCATTTTACAATATGTATCAAAATCCTCTTTTCTACCAAAATGGCTATCACTTGTTAGAATACATTTTATCTTTCTTTCTCTTGCTAAATGCATCAATGTATAATCTACTTTCTGTTGCGTATATTTGTTATCTATCTTATAAGGCTGTATTTCAACGTATAAATCATTTTTAAACATGGACTTAAATTTATCCAGTAATTTTCCTGCCATTGCTGTATGACCGTTTAAAATAGCTTGTGAAGTTGCTGATGCAATGCAAGCTGTGGTACATATCAATCCATCGTGGTACTGTTCCAACAATTTGAAATCTACAATCGGTTTATAATGGAATTGCTCTGTATTCGCTTTTGTCATAATGTGACATAAATTTTTGTACCCTTGCAAATTCTTTACGAACAAATTTAAATGGTAGTACCTTTTACTTTGCTCATTCTTTTTGTTATAATCTGGTAAGAAATACACTTCGCAACCCATCACTGGTTTAATTCCAACTTCATTACACGCTTGGTAATGTTTAATCAATCCACTGATACTTCCATGGTCGCTGATTCCTAGTGCTTTATAACCTAATTCTTTTGCTATGTTTGCTAAATCTTTTGGATTTCCAAATCCATCGAATAGGCTGTATTCTGTATGCCTGTGCAAATCAAAAAAATTACCCATATTCAATTTCCTTTCCTTTTGTTTTCCCTTTTCACTTATATTATAACAAAAGGCTTGAACTATGTCAAGCCTAAATTATTCTTTATTCTATTGTTTCTTTTCATTTCTTGTATTTTGCAATTTGTTTTCCAATTTATCAAGTCGAATAAGAATCTTGTCAAGTTCCATGTGTACTCTATCTACATTGTCATACATATTACGACTAACAGAATCAAGATTATTTTGTACTGAACATTTTTCGTATGCTTCTTTTGCACCACGTTTCTTTGCTTTCTTAATTTGCCTTTCAAATTCTTTTCTTGTTATAAACATTTATTTAGTCCTCCCATTCGTCCTCTTCTTCGTCCCATTCATCATCTTCTGATTCTTCGTCCGCTTCTTCCAAAAGGTCAATATAATATTCTTTTGACTTCTTTGGTTTACAATCAATATCCCTTTCTTTACAGAGTTTATAAAGTTCTTGTGGTTTCATGCTTTCATAATCCTCTGCTTCTTCTTCGTCCCATTCATCCTCAACTTCTTCTGTTTCTTTTTTAGGTTTTGATTTTGATTTCTTCTTTTTAGATTTTTTGTCCTCTTCCTCAAAATCTTCGTTGTTATCAGATGGGTATGCTTTATCAATTGCTTTCATAATTGCACTATCAGACATTTGTTTTGCTTTAATACGGAATTTAAGAGGATTTTCACCAACAACTGTAAATGATTTATTTGTTGATTTTCCACTTTGAATAATCGTATAGTCTCTATCTAACAATGTCCCATTGTTTTCATACAGTACCGCAAGCGTAGGAACTGGACTACAATTATTAGCAGCAAACATAAGTAACTTAACTTCTTTGCTTTCATAATCATACACGCTCCATGCATACAACTTTCTTGTTTTAATGTTTTCCATATCACAGTATGGACAATTCCTTCCGAACTGTTCTTGGCATGGTACATTTATTCCCTGTTCAAAACTGTTATGAAATTCTACTTCAATACCATCTTCAAAATCTGTTAAGAATCTGATACGTGCTTTTGTTCCTTCTTTAAAAAACATGAACTTGCCTTTGCTACTTCCACTTTTTGCAATTTCACTTTTAATTGCACTTAATGTAATTTTTCCCATTTATTTTTGTTCCTTTCTGCTAATGTTTTGAAAAGTTAGATTCAAATTTGTTTATGCATACACCGCTAAAATCTTCTATGTTTAGAACATAACCTCCGAACTCAATCCAACCATGCTTTCCTGTTCTATACACTTCTTTTACTACTTTCATAATATTGTCAATCGTTTCCATAACTTCTTTCTTTGCATCTGCTGTGATAATACTTAAAAGTTCTTTGTCGAATTTGTCTTTGTTTTCTGTCCTTTCAAAACCTATTCTTTCAGTATATGTTTCCACAAGCTCTTTATACTTTTCACTATTTTCATCATACTCCTGTTTTATACACTTGTCAAGATTAAATTCTTTTCCTGTGTTCTTTTGTATCAGTGAAATTCCTATTACTATTTCTACCGCTAATTTCATACAATTTCCTCGTTTCTCTTATACATTTTTTTATTTGTTTCTCGTTCATTTCTCCGCAATCTTTTATATTCTCTGGATATTGAAACCTTACTACATTAAAAAACCTTTCTAAATATTTTGTTCCCTTTATTCCGCATTCATCATTATCAAGTGCGCTAACTACAGTTGTTATACCTTTATCTTTTAACTTCTTTGTTTGTTCATCCGATATGTGCCACCCTAAAATAGCAACCACATTTTTTATATGTCCTCTTGTTCTTATTGCTAAATAGTCCATGAAACCTTCACAAATATATACCACACTGTTTTCAGAATAGTTACCACACAATGTATCACGTTTTCTGAAACCATCGTTATACAGATATTTTCGTTTTTTTTCTACCTGCTTGTTCATTGTTCTTCCAACCCATCCTCTAAATTCTCCATTATCCAATATGGGGAATAATATTGGATAGCTCAAACTGTAGCTTGCCTTACAACGCCCTATATTCAACGCTCTTGCGTTAAATCCACGTTTATGCATATATTCTACTACTTGCTTTTCTTCTGTCGTTCTAGGCGTATTCCAGTCTGTTTCATGCAAACCATAATAATATGTATATGCTTCACGAATAGAATTTTTACTATGTTTCTTTCTTCTGTTTCGTATTTTAACTTGTATATTTTTTACTTCATTGCTTCTTACTATTTTTTCGAGTAAAACACAACACTGTAAGTCATTTAATTTTGGGTTTGCAAACTTTACAAAATCATATGCGTTTCCTTTTGCTCCACATCCAAAACAATAAAAACTTCCTTCCGCTAAATTTACAACCATACTTGGGTTTGCATCATCGTGGAATGGACAAACAATTTTTATTTGTGTACTTTCTGTTTCATAGATTAGTCCATAATAGATTAGAACTCTTGCTAAATCGTTTCCGTTATATTTCCTCTGCATCCTGCTTCATTTCCGTTATTTTAATGTATGGTTCTCCTAACTGTAATTCATAACAACCCTTTAAGTCTTTTGCTTTAATTTCTCCGAGTTCGCTAAGATTGTTTAATTTATCATTGTCAACCTCTTCCATTACGTCAATGAATTTCTTGAACTTCTTAGCATCAACTCCACATTGTTTCAAATACTCAATCAATCCTTGCATATTGTTTATTGTGTATGTTTTATTTACAAATTGTTTTATTAAACTTTTAGGAATCCTTTGTTTTAACTTTTCTATATCCCATATAATCTTTTTTGTTCTTACTTTTGTTACTTTTATGCTTTTATCTCCAACACCAATGTCAAAAGTATTTACATTATCTTTTAAATTGCTAAACATGAAATTGGAAATTGCAAGCTGTTCTTTTTTTCTTGTTTCATTATAATACTTGTCAAAGTCCTTCTTTTGCTGTTGGAGATTGTAAAGAGCTTTTACACTCTTACTTATTTCTTTCATGTTCACTTTCATACTTTTCACTTATAACCTTTCTGCCATATTCTGTTCTCTGTTTTTTAAGATACTTGTTAATATCCATTGGATAAAATCCATCTGCTTCTCTAATGAAAAGTAATTCTTCAAAAGGTAATTCAAATGTATTACCAAAAAAACTTTCTGCCCTCACAAGCTTTTTCTTTCTGTTTACGGCGGTTACTTTTGCTGTTCTAAGCTTTCTATATACATTTCCATCTTTTGCTTCTACATAATGAATAAACACCACAAAAGAACCAACTTTCAATGCATTTTCAAAAACGCTTTCATGTTTTGGTCTTGAATATTTATCAATGATTTCTTCCAACGTTCTTGCGAACGGCAATGGGTAAAGTCTGTTTTCTTCATGCTGTACAATCTTCTTTTCCTGTTTTGGTTTTTCAATTTCTTCTTTATGTTCCTGTAATACTGGTGCATCCCACTTTTCTTCTTCTGTTTCAACTTCCTGTTTTACTGGTTCTGCACTTTCTTCAATCTTTTTGTCAATATCTTTTTTATCATCTTCATACCACATAAGTCTGTCAATAAGTTCTCCTTTATTAAATTTGTGTCCTTTGCTTTCAAGCGGCATCTTTCTTTCTCTGCACATCTGTTTTAATTCTGCTACTTTCATTACTTCTAATTCTGTTTTATTCATGTTTTTGTTCTCCTTATTTTTGTTTTTCTTTATTATAACATATATATTTAGTTTTGTCAACCTACCAATTTAAAAATTTTAAAACATATCCTATAACTATAATACTTGGAATTGGTAGCCAAATAGGTGCTGTCCCTAACAATAAATTTTTTAACTTCATGTTTCATTCTCCTATCTATGTAAACTTGTTTTCTGCATATTTAAAAATCTATAAGACATATTATTTACCTCATGTGTTTTCTGTTCTTCATTTAATAAACCAAAGTCTTTCATAGCTGTTAAATATCCATAACAGTTTGCCATTGCTTCACTGTATGTCATTAAACTTCTTTTCACAGCTACCATTTGTGTATTCTCAAATTCTTTATATTTTTGCATCATTTTGTTTTCCTTTCTTTTGCTTACCTTTTGTTTACATCTTCATTATACTACTTACATTTTTGTTTGTCAATAATATAATTGAAACTTGTTTTTTTATATTTCTCTTTTCAATTCTAACACATCAAAGTTAAATTGATTTATGATTTGCTCTCGTTCTTCATCTGTTAAAACTTCAATATCCCAAAAGGCTCTCACATATCCTCTGAACTGTGTTTCATAATCCTTTTTATAATCAAGAAATTCTTCAAAAGAAATTTCTCCATTATTATATTGAATTGCTCTATGCTTAATTCTTTTAAGTAAGAAGTTTTTTCTTTCTTTAATTTTCTTCAATGCTAATGTTTTCATGTTCATTTCCTCCAACCTTTTGTTTTATTTTGTTTTCCTTACCTTGTAACTATATTATATATCACAAGGGGTTGTTTTGTCAACCCCTTTTTGATATTTTTTTATGCAATACAAAACCTTTTTGCTGATTCTTTTACAATCTGTGAACCATATTTTGTTCTTATATCTGTCATCGTTGTTTTACCATAACTTCTTGTCACTTCTTCTGGATTGTGCCAATACCACATCTTCTTTTTACTCGCCCATCTAAAGCCATTTGCTTTCAACTCTGTTTTACATCCATATGTATTTCCGCTTACCCAAATCCATGAACCACAAATTTCTATGTCAATATTCAGATTGATAATACTGTTAATAGCATTTCTTAACATTTCATCTTCTGCCATGTTATATTTACTTTTGTTTTCTGTATCGCTGTTTTTAAGGACTTTGAAAAGTTCCTCATATTCTACATTGATAATTTTGATTGCTTCATCAGAGCCACCGTTATCTGGATGATTCTCCTTTACAAGTCTTTTGTATTCTTTTCTTAACTGCTCTAATGTTTCAATGTTTTTAAAATATTTCATAACTTTTTGTCCTCCAAAACTTTTGTATTACCTTGTTTATGATTATATTATAACATCACTTTTGTTTTATGTCAAGAACTATTTTAAATTTCTTCACTTGCACAAATTGCTTTCCAATTTTTCCAATCTTTATTTGCAAGCTCTACATCTACTCCAAAATATTCATGTACTGTTCTTCCATCAACAATAACTTCAACATTATAAATTTTTTCAGCATTTTTAACATACGCACAATTATATTTATTTTTATCATGTTTCATCTTGTACGTTCTTGCAATCAGAACAATACTTTCAAAACAAAAAGTATTTGTTTTCTCTGAAATTATTTCTCCTAAATGTTCCTTTAATATTCTTTGTTCTGCTTTCATTGTTTTGTTCCTCCAACTTTTGTTTAACAACTTTTTGTTTTCTATCTTTAACTTGATTATATTATAACATATACAAAATAAATGTCAATACTTTTATACAAAATATTTTTAAAAAGTTTTATAACATAAAATAAGCTATACACTACTATAATAAATATTATAATAATATATAGCTTATATAAATATTACTTATTCTTTTTATGTTCTTTCATTTGTTTTATTTCTTTGTTTGTATATTCTTCATTGTATTTCTTTTTATATTTTTCGTGGTATTTATCTTGCATACTGTGAATACTTACTGCATTGTAGCCTGTTCCATTAAGCTGTTCATGCATCCTGTTTATCTTTTTGAGTTCTTTTGTTACATCTTCTACAAGTGTACTAATGTATTCAGCATCCGCAATTAAGCCAATGTTTATGCATTTTTGCCACATTTCCTCATAAAGTTCTTTTGTTTCTTCTTCCCATTCTTTGTACTGTTCTATTGCACTTTTTACAAATTTTGGTAAAACATTGTCGTTTACATCTTCTGTTGTATATTTACTCCATTCCCTTGGAATAAACTGTATCACTTCTACTTGGTGTACCGGAATAAGCTTTTTATGAATGTTGATATATTTGTGGTGTAGCTTTCTTCCTTCTGCTACTTCACACATATACTGATATTCTAACTTACGCTTAAAACCTTGCAATCCGAGGAAACAAAAGTAATCTGCAAGCTGTTCATGAAAACATAATGCTTTTTTCATATGTTCATCAAGTTCTAAATAAATCTGTTCAGCACTTTGTTCTTTTTCACGCTTGTTTACATTCATTCCTGTATATGTTCTTTGCATACTTTGTTCATTCTTTCTACTCCATGGCTGTTCTTCTTGCGTTCCTGTTTGTTCCTGTTCTGTTACTCCATATTTTACGCCGTTTCTTTCATACATAACTTACACCTCCTACGCTGGTATTGTCGGAAAATTAAATCCTGTCTTGCACAATTCACACGGATTTACAACAAATGCATTTGTATCCGTTGCTACATTTGTGTGATATACTCTTCTGCTTCGTATCTGGTCTGCATGAACATTGTTACCGCATTTTGTTCTAAGAATATACTGCGCTGTTCCTATTCCAAATGTTATCGCTACAGTATTTGCACTTGTTATGTCTGGAATACTTTGTGCAATACAAATACATACTTTTTCTTTGTTGCTATACGTTGCCTGTGGTATATTTAATACCAGAACATTATCAACTAATGTTACGCTATTTGTTTTTACAAAATGTATACAACCACCACAGCCATAACCATTATTATTATATAAATTACATGGCATATATATTACCTACCTTTCTAAACGTTCTAATTAAACAAATAAGGGCGGTTATTCACCGCCCCTACAAATTCATCACGCATAAGCGGAAAACCTCTTAAATCTTAAAATACAAGCTCCTAGCCGTATCCTAGCATCCACAGCCATTATTGCAGGCTGTTCCATAATGTGAAAACATCTGTGCGCTTTCATACGGACTGCAAGTTTGATAAGCCGGAATAGGCGTAGGTCTGAGAGTTGCAATCAGTGTTGCGTTTTGTGCCTGCTGGCTCAACTGGAAGTTTGCTGTCTGTAACTGGTCACGTAAACTCTGAATTTCATTCTGTGTCATCAATGCTCTTGTTGCATCACCATCGGCTTTAATTGCATTTACGATATCACCTTTCGTATCAATATCAACATCTTTTGTCGTGTCATATGTTTCCACATAATCGAATTGACTTTCATAGTACACAAATCCTGTATAGCATACGATTGCTTCTAAGAACATTAAAACGATTAAAAGTACAATTATTTTATCTTTTTTTTCTATTTGAATTTGCATATTCCTTTTGTACATCAATCAATATTTTTTCTGTTTCGTTTTCCATTTCTATTCCTCTTAAATTGTAGCTTGTTTATATTCTCCATTCACTTTTATGTATAGCGTTCCTGTTATATATTTACCATCTACTTTTAAATACATCATAGCTGTTTTTTGTTTTCCGCTATCTTTTGTATAACAGTTTGCTTTTAACTTATAAATAGCATACACTATAACATTAGACTTTAATATAAGGTCTGAATCTATATAACTTCCAGTTCCATCTGTTTTCGTATTCCATCCCAAAAATTCATAGTTTGCTTTTTCCGCAACTGGCATAGAGCCAACCTTTTCGCCATAATAAGTATTTTTTGTATAAGTGTTTCCGCCATTTACAGAGCCACCATTATATACGGCATTATATATTATTGAAACCTCTACTCTTTTCCATACCGCATACAACGTTGTGTTTCTATTTGTCCCTCCCCAATTCTGGTTTGGTTGATAACTGGCTGTAGTTGCTGTATCAGACTTGCTCCAACCTAAAAATGTATAGCCTTCTCTTGTCGGTTTTACAGAGGAAAGCGTCATATCATATCCATAATAATGATATTGTGCGCTTGGTGCGCCTGTTCCACCATTAGCATTGTAGAATACACCGTATCTTGGTCTTGCAGGAACATTGAACGATAATTGCGCTCTTGTGCTTCCTCCGGCACTTCCATAATAACCTACTTGCGTACCATATGCGTTACAATATATTGTATGTGTTTTATCATATGTTTCTCTGTTAATCGTAAAACTTCCAGAAACTTCGGCAACTTTCCACCAATTATGTCCCGGGTCTGATGTTAACACACCTGTTGCACTGTTTCCACCATCTACAGATATTCCAACGCCCCACTCATAAGCCTGTGTCATTTCTACTCTCGCATAATAATCTATACGATATTGAGAATCATTTATAGAATATCCGTTTGCTTCAAAGTACCCTCTGTATCGCATATATTGATTTCCAGCGATAATGACATCACCTGTATATGTGCTTGCCATTTATTTCACCTCCTATGATACGATACGGATATAGATATCCCCATCTTTTCCGAGCGAATTGTCTGGTACATCTGTTCCGCTTCTAATTGTTGGTAAACTGTTTTTCAAATCTGTTATCTGGTTTTGTAAACTTCCTGCAACATCTGTTCCCAATTGTCCTTTTATCGAATTAAACCAATTGTTAAACATCGAAGTAAATTGTAAAAACAAATTTGATTCGTCAATTTGCTGTACCACACCTTCAACAAAGCCACAATATGTTTTATCTGGTCTGCGGTCTGTTATGTTTGCATTTGTTATTGTAGCAACACCAACTCCAACATCTATAGAAGCTAGCACCAATTCATGCACTGTTCCATCGTTTACTGGTGTTATATTAGATACTGCTTCTTTTTTGTTTACTTTGATTTCTCTAGTTGAAAGGTTTAATGTACAACAAATCAAATCTACAATTGAATAAGATGTACTATTTGGACTTAGTGTTATGTCCATATCCTCTGTAAGCTCGTAATAATACCCATCTATATAAGCCTTTCCTGTTTTTACTGTTACTGTTAACCCGTCTTTTGCAATTACTTTTAATTGGTCTGTTGGTGTTACATATACACCATCACCGATAAACTGCGAAAAATAGCTTGCAAAGTCTGATGCGTCATATACTCTGTCATATACACCACCAGACTCCAATGCATTAAAAAATCCATTTCTTTCTGCCATCATTACACTCCTTTCTATTGTTGATATGTTCCTCTCATATAAATTTCTACTGATAAGTTGTATGTATTATTTCCATTTGCAACAACAACAAATTTAATTACTGGAACACCATCAACTATCTCTGTATTCACAACATTTATAAATGGAAGTCCTGCGTTTCCTTTTCTATCACCCGATACCATAACTTGTTCTATATAATTTACCTTAAATGGTAAATCCCTTGGATACCAGACTGATTCATCAGAATAATACCAGCCATTTGCAGAGGAATGATTTGTTGCAAATGAGTCTGTTTTTGCAAATATACGCCATAACTCAAAATCTCCATTGCTCCACATTCTATACTTCCAATGAAACCTACCTTCAACTTCTTGACATTTACCAACATTTGTCACATATGCAGAAATTTTTTTTCCAATTTTATTTTCAAGATATTTAATATTGTTTGTATTATTCTCAATTATATTTGTATTTTGTTCTATTTTTTCTACAATATTCTTTTCTACAGAACCATATGTAAAATCAACGTCTACAATTTTACGAACACCTTCTATTGTTGTCGTTACTTCTGTAATTTGCGCATCAACTGTTATGTCAAGTTCATTATCTTCAACTGTAATAAAATCACCTAGCATATAATCAACACCATAAGTATATTGTTTATTCGCTTCTGTTAACGTTGCTGTATAGCTTTGCTTTTTACTACTATCGGCAAACTTTTCATCAGCTCTTTGGTTTATCA